CTGTCAAACATCGTCTAGGTTCAATTTTAAACAACATTCTAGAGACATTGTGACAATATCCGACCCAATAGATGCAATTCTCAAAAGTCGCTCTCAGATTGCTTGAAATAAAAAAAACGAAAACCGTTTAAAAATAATTGAAATATTTGTCGAGAAGCGTGAGTTTTGATAGAAAAAAGCACTATAATAAAATAAATGATAAAATAAATGATAAATCACTTGAAATATCTTTTTAGTTAGATTATGGTTTCAACACACAAAATAAAATATGAATTTCAAAAAATCGAAAAAGTTTCGAACTTAAAAATAAAAAGTAAAAAAGAGGGTGGGGAGTTAGTTTCCCACAGGTCTTAGTCGCTATCGCCAAAGAGTTGAGATTCTTCCTTAATTCAAGCAATATGAATTTCAAAAAATCGAAAAAGTTTCGAACTTAAAAATAAAAAGTAAAAATAGGGTGGGGGTACTAGTGAGAGATGAAAAGTGGAGTAGAGGGTATGACAAGAGACTCAAGAGGGTTAGGGTTATGCAAGATATAATCTTTGTGTCGATAATAATAACTATAGGGATAATAATTTATGAAAAGTTTTGAAATAGTCTCTTGCGACAATTACGAAAAGGTGTATGTTAGCCTAGAACATGATTTGAAAATAAGTAAAACAAACTCAAGATGTAACATCTATGCAAATTCAACGTCCCTGCCTATCGCAGAGTTGTTGGGAGCGACAGATGAATTTATAAACAAGAAAGTTAAGCAATTAATAAACCAAAAAGGAGAATGAAACAAATGGCACAGCCAAACCTAGATGTAGATGCAAGCAAAGTGGATTTTTTAGACGACACCGAACAGATCATCCTTTACTTTAAGGCTCTGTTTGATCTATCAATTGTATTTGACAAAAAGAGACGAACCGACTTCATTAAGGATTTGAAGGAGCATGGGTGGAGCCAAAAGAACATTATCCACTTTGAGAACAAAGCTTCGTTGAGGACAAACTACAGCAGTAATGCTTATGTTGAATCTCAAGCTCGTGTTGAGGGGAATGGGGCATTTATGAATCCAACAGCACATATAATGTAGGAGCTTAGAAATGAAAAAAGAATTGATTGATAACAATTGGATTAGATTTCAGTGCGAAGGGTGTGAAGATCTTATGTCCAATTTTAAACCATGTGTGTTGTTTGTCCCCGAAGATTGTGGGTGTCCAAATACCTGTATATACGGGAATAAAAACGAAGACAATTCCGACAGATCTTGTTGGCAAGAAATGGAGTAGGGGGATGAACAGAATAGAAGCCACAAAACTAGCAACTAATCTTATCGGAGCAGGTTTTAGAGTTTATGGATTGGGCAACTTCGACATCGCATTCGAGGATCTGATAGATGTTCTAATGGAATGCGCCCAATCTAAAACTCAAGCTATTGCTATCTATGAGAAGTTGGAAGAGGAGAGTTTAACATGAATTATGGGTGGATAAAAATCCATAGAGGTATTCGAGATAATTGGGTGTCTCAACGAGATGACTACTTTAGTGCTTGGATAAAACTGCTGATGGAAGTGAACCACTCTCCCACTAAAACTTTTATCGGGGGAGAATTCGTTGAGTGCAACCGAGGAGAAAGCCTTAACAGCATTAAAACGTGGGTACGATTATTTAGTGGAGAGTGGACACAAAGTAAAGTTAGAACATTTTTTGCTCACCTAGAGAAGGATGAAATGATCGAATGCACTAAGGTTCATGGAGTTACGACAAAATTAGCCGTTAATGGATATGAAGAATATCAGAGCAAAGAATCTAAAACTGAAGTTGAAGTAGATGAACCAAAACCTAAGAAAGAGTCTACTCAACCCAAAAAAGATAACTCTTCGAAAACAATAAAAACAAGTAGTGGTGGCGAGATAACACCCACTGACATTATCGAGCGGTGGAATAAGCTCGCAGATAAAGAAGGGTTGAAGAAAACAAAAACCAACAACCAAGGAGTCAAGAAGAAGATCTCCACTAGGATGGGTAGCTACAAAACAATTGACGAGTGGAATGATTTGTTCAAGGCTGTTAAGGAACAGGCTCGCCACTTAAAAACCGAAGGTTGGTTTAAATTGGATTGGGTTGTCAAGACTGATGAGAATTTTGATAAGGTGCTAGATCGTTGGATGTCTTGGAAAGATAGAGAATTTGAGAAGAAAGATAAATTCAATGATAGTATTGACGTTCAAGATGAAATTGATAAGTGGGGAGACTATGATGAAGATGACATTTAAAGAATTCGTAAGAGCCACCTGTCCCGATTGTACTTTGAGTGGTTTTCAAATAGAACTTTTTGAATCGGCAATAAAGAATAATCGCCAAATAACTATTGGTGGTAGGAGAAGTGGTGTTTCGTTTTTGAAAAAGAAATATATAAAATGGATAGAGGAGGTAGTGGAATGAGAAATTTAAAATATTATAAATCAGAAAAAGGACTCTACATAACCCAAGTGGTTAAGTGGAGCGGAAACGTAGCATTTTCAGAATCAACTAAAATTAATGGAAAGAAATGGAGCCCAACCACATCTAAAAGTTGGGTATTTGTTGATGGCGAAAGTGAAATCCTAAAGATTGAAGATTTAGGACAGTCGAAGAGAACCAATTGTCGATACGAATTGACAAATAAGGATTTGGTTAGCGATAAGATTCCTCTAGTCATAATGGAAGATGACTTAGAGACAGAAGAATGTGAAGATTATGGAGATGATATTTGGGTTGGGAAATACGCAGGGTTGAATTCAATGTATGAGTTCAAGTACGACATTCAAAAGAGGGAATATGAATCTGTTGAGTTCGAAGCTGAGATTGTCGGGGAAATAGTTGGTGAGTTTAGTAGCAACCCAATCGATGCTAGATACGGACTAAATTACGACAGAAAACAAACCGAAAAATGTCTAACAGATTTAATCCAATATGAAGAATTTGAGAGATTTATGACTCCCGAATTTGGGTTGCAACATCGCCCTTGTTATATTTCTTCTGTGAATACATACAAAATGGTGAGAAGTTATATCAAAAATAATATTGATCCTGCTGTTGCCGAAATAACAAGTGATTATGATTTTTGTTTCACTGTCAAAAAGAAAATAAGAATCAACCCATACGTTACTAAAAGAGAAATAACAAAAACTAATGGGAAGAGTTACGCAAAACCTAGATTCAAGGAGTGGACAACCACCCACGAGAAAAAAGAAATCTTCGAGATGACAGATAAGAAGCGATGTTATCAAGGCTACACTCCGATTGATGGTTTTAGTGGGAACAACATCTACGACCTAAAAGAGAATGTCGATTTGTTTTTTAAGGAATTGATGTTAGTTATAAATGAACCGTTGATGGCATGTGAATGTTGCAACGGAAGTGGGATTGTTAAGGAGAACAATAAATGAGCGAAGCAACTAAAAAAAGAATTGAACAGCGAAGATTGGAAAGAATAAAGAATGAGCACAAAGCTAATTTAGAAAATGGCAATGCTCCATTCGCTCTACCTAAGTTGTTTACTGATGCTACTTTAGAGGATTTCGATCTACCACAATATCCAAAAAATATGGCAAGTTGGTCTAAGAAGAAAGCTCAAAATAAAGAGTCAATTTATGTCTTCGGAGAGTTTGGTGCAGGGAAGAGTAGGTGGGCTTACTCCTACGCTAAACACCTCTATCTAGAATTGGGGATTAGACAAGTGGTGGTTATTCGCTTCTCTGATATATTTAAGCATGTTGGTATGCATTTTGGAGAGTTTAAAGAAGACGAGATCTTCAAACAACTAAAAACTTGTTCCACTCTAATTATTGATGATATCCGAAAGATAGCAGGTAAGAACGAGAATCAATTCAACTCTTTTGTCGATTTGCTAGATGCTCGAATAGAGAGTGGGTTGGTGACGTGCTTCACTAGTAATCTCCCACCAAATAAAATCTCAGAGGAGAACAATCGCATAACGAGTAGGTTGACAAGAATCTTGAAGAAAAAAGAAAATATTAAAGTTTTCAAAAAATCTTTTGTTGAGGAGTTATAATATGATTTGGTTGATAGTTATACTAATCGTCATATTCATTGTTCCATTTTTCGTTTCTATCGCAGAAGAGAAAAGTGATCTTAAAAAACACCTAGACAATAGGCCATCAGAGCCGATACCTAGAGACTACAAGAGATTGGAGGATATAGATAAAAAACTTAAGGGTGGAGTCCACAACATGTGTATTTTGGAGTTTCACGCTTTGATGAATGAGGTCATTTCCATTAGGGATCAAATAAAAAAGTACGATAATTGGAGATATCAACTTGAAATGTACGAATGGAAGCGTTAAGGTAGAGGTAACTTAACAAAGGAGAAAGGAAATGGCTTACCTAACAAAAGAAACTATCGAAAACTTTGACGCAGTAGTAATTGAAACAAAAGAAGGATTTCAAATCGAAACAACATCAAGTAATTGGGCTTCATCAACAATCATACCAAGAACTTACTCAACAAAATCATATGCAAATAAGAAGCTTAAAGAATATAAGAATGATATAATCAACGCTTATAAATAACTACAGGTGGGGATATGAGATGAGGGATCAACTTACGAGAAAACAGAGCGAGCTAGTCGAGATCTTAAAGATGAAAGGGCTTCACATAACGTTCAGAAAGACATCTGGCAGATGGAGCTCTCCAATATCATATCGGCTTGCGTGGTGTGGCGAAAGTGGATGCAGGAAAGAAAGCTTGAAGAAACTGTCGTGGAAGACCGTTGAGTCATTGATAGAAAAGAGGATTGTTGTTAGTTCAAGTCTTTTCGAAACAGCCACACATCCATTTCTAATACTATCTTCCGACTTCGATAGGGTTGATTTGGATGTGTGGAAGGTGTTATCGCTAAAACAAGAAATATACTAAATGGAGGAACAAGAAATGAACGCACAAGAAATAATAGAAGAAAATAATTGGAACGAACTAATAGACCACGATGATTGGGATCACCAAAGCTATTGTTATGACTTTAGTAGAGTATTTGAATTTAAGGGGAAGTACTATTTAATAGAGTGTTGGTTCACTTCTGAAAATGGTGGCCTTACTTGGGAAAGAGATATCTATAAAAACGATAATCTAGAAATAACTGAAGTTGATGTTACTAGCAGAGAGGTTACTTACACTGAATATTCATATAGGAGAACGGCAGAATGAAAATTAAAGAAGTGGCAACGGAAGATTCAGTTCTCTACCGACCTAGCGAAATTAAAGAAGGAGAGGTATTTGTACACGAGTCCAACTTGAAAAATATAGAATAAAGATGAAGGATGAGGACAATAGATTTTGTTACTTTGACCTATTGACAAATTCTGTAAGTTATTCGGCATGTAATGAGTGTCGCTATTATATTTGTAACTGTACACTATTTGTCGATGGGCTTGTGTCGAAATATAACAAAACGAATGGATAACCAATGAAACTATATAAAATTTTTGAAGAGAAAAACGGCAAGTTATACAACCTATTTCACGGAATGGTGGCTGGGGATCGAGAAGTTGAAATTGGGGTAGAGTATCAAAATAGAGATAAGATGATACGAGATGGAGGTAACAATCGGTACTACAGGTCGGGAATTCATGCTCACTATGATGTAAAATTTACAAAAGAATGGCTAAAACGATTTGACTCCACCAACAGACACATCTATATTTGTGAAGGCGAAGTAAGAGAAGATAAGGCCACTAGTGATGGAAAAGTATCTTTGTGTGATAAGATAACAATTTTGCATAAATACGAAATGGAGAATAACTAATGGGAATGTACGATTACGTTAAAGCACCGACCTTTCCTTGCAAGAGTTGTGGAGAACAACTAGATAATTGGCAATCTAAGGATGCTGATTGTGAATGTGAAGAAGTTGGTATGGGTGATGTCGATTGCTTTTATGATTGGTGTGATAATTGTAACACAATGAATACCTATAGAAGGAAGCACAACCCACGCCCCGATAGATTTGAAGACTTTGAGTTGGAGGAGTAAATGGATTATACAGATGAAGAGGTGATAGATGAACTCTACTACTACTTAAACAAAAGAGTAGTGGTGGTGTCATCTTTGTGGACTATCGATGGGTTCTTAATGGAGGATCGACACACAAATGAACGGTATTATGTTGGGAAGAAAGGGTCATTTTACCTAGACTGCCATACCATATATTCTGAAAATGTTTATGAGATTCAATTGATGGAAGATTACGCAATCGTAATAATGGATTTTTAAGGAGGAATAAATGAAACTGAATATGCACAACAAACTAAAGGAAAGTCTGCTAAAAGCCAAAGACCAAGGTTATACAGAATTTACGGTTGATTCACTTTTGGTTGAAGTTCAGAAACAGATCGACCACATGCAGGAGCAAGTTGATGGAGGATAGAGCAGACCCTAGATGCACCAAGGATTGTCACTACTGCTTTCATTATTATTATAGGGCATGTTTTGACGATGAGTATGACGATTATTTCAAAGTAACAAAAAGTTTGGTGGAGTTTTCTCTTCAACCAGATCTTATAGGGTTAGTTGAACAAGATAGACTTGACGAATTTAAGGAATTGTATGGCAAATTATAGAAAAGTAAAGAAAGGTGAAGAAGGCATCCCATCTGCTCTCAAGAAAATCGAGAAGATGGATGCCAATATGGAGCGCAGAATTCTTGTTGCTTCAATCGTCTCTGACGAATATTGCTCCGACATTTTTAAGAATAGGAAATTAATTGGAGATCTCCTCCCTGCTAACAGTAGTAAGATGGTGTGGAATTTTGCACTAAATTTCTATGACAAATGGAATTGTGCAGTAAGGGGATCGTTGAGAAATGTATTCGAAGATGAATCAAGGGAGATGTCAAAAGAACTATCTGATGATATTGAAGATTTGTTGATTGGGGTTAGTAAGCAATACTCCAACGATGATTTCAATCATAAGTATGAATTTGAGCAAACTCAAAAATATATAGACGAGAGACATCTTGAGGACAACTTGAAGGAAGCACAAGCTTTGCTTGATTTGGGTAGAGCGGAGGAAGCTCAAGAGTTGAAGATGAGCTTTCAACCTATTGATTGGGAAGACTGCGATGGGGCTTTTGATCCGTTTAAAGATGCAGACATGATGGATCGATCTATTAATGAATCTGTGACTCCACTCACTAATCTTCGAGGAGGTTTAGGTCAATACATGAACCGAGAGATTACTCGTGGAAGCTACGTTTCGATAATTGCGGCCGAAAAAAGTGGTAAGACGTTCACCCTTATGGACATAGCTATACAAGCAATAAACCAAGGGTTAAATGTAGCGTTTGTAGGTCTAGGTGATATGAGCGATTCTCAGATGTGTCAGAGATTATTATCTATGGTGGCAAAACAGCCAATAGAAAGTGCTAGTTGCGGAGAACGATTGGTGGTGGAGCTTGATTGTGTTCACAACCAAAATGGCTCATGTAACCACAAATGTGGAGAGTCTATTTTTATTGAAGACACAGAAACAGGAGAAACTGAACGATTAGTTTACGAAGATCTTGAAGATGATTATGTGGCTTGTAGTGATTGCAGAAGAGACGAGAAATTATCAAAGAGAATCGGAAAGCAATTTAAGGGTGCAATTTGGCACAAGAAAGAATTCTTCGGAACTGAGTTTTGTGATGAGTTAGTTGGGTTGGATTTGAAGCAAGCTCAACTAGAAGTTGCCAAGATGTTAAGGAGAGGGAAGAAGGGTGACTATAGGTTTTATGCCTATTCAACAGGAAGCAAATCTGTTGGTGATATAGACAGAATCTTAAAAGAAGAGAAGAAGAAAACAGGATTTCACCCAGATCTTATTATTGCTGATTACTCTGATCTATTTGCTCCAGAAAACGGGATATCAATGTCTGATGAGAGGGGTATGTGTAATGCTAGGTATATGAAATGTCGAAGTATGGCACTAGAGTGGGATGCCTGTTTCCTCACGGCATTGCAGGCAAATTCAAACACCTATAAAAAATTGATGCTTGATAGAGGTTCGTTTAGTTTGGATCGAAGAATACTATCTCATGCAACAGCGGTGTTTGGATTAGTTAAATCGCCAAAAGATCATGAAATGAGCTCTTGCCGAATGGGGCAGATTCTAGCTAGGAATACTCGATTTACTGATGAGCAGGTTGTTATATTGCAAGATTTATCTAGTGGGCAATTTCATATAGATTCTTATGTTGCAACATTGGCGGAACTGAAGGAGAGTCATCCTGCATACCTCGATGCTGAATTAAGAGAAAGGGATGAAAGGACAGATAGTAGATAAAATGAAAATAATAGATAAAATTAACCTAGAATATCACTTATTCTACCGCAAAAACTATTGTCGCTATCCCACCAAGCTCTATTTAGGTGCAAAGGAGGTGGAGTCAGTTTTATCTTATATTGCAGAAACCATGAAAAAACCTAAAGAATTACTTGACAAGGATGGAGAGATGTGTATATTTGGAATGGAAATAATTGAAGTGGCGAAAATGAATCATTTTAATGTAACAATTTAAAGGAGAAAAAGGAATGAGTAAGGATTTTAACACAAACACAAATAATCATGATGAGTGGCTAACCCCAAAATATATTACTGAGGCTTTAGGTGAATTTGACCTAGACCCTTGTAGCCCAGGAGAAAGGAGGCCGTGGGACACCGCAAAAGAACACATAGGTTTACCTCAAGATGGGCTCGCTACAGAGTGGGCAGGTAGGGTTTGGTGCAATCCTCCATATGGGAGAGAAACATTCATATGGCTAGAAAAATTAGCAAACCACGGGAATGGAATGGCATTGATTTTTGCGAGGACAGAAACAAAGGGTTTTCACTCTGAGGTTTGGGAAAAGGCTCATAGCGTATTCTTCTTTAAGGGTAGATTGAAATTTTGCAAAGTTGATGGTACTACCAAAGATTCTGCAAACGCACCAAGTTGTTTAGTCTCTTATTCAGAGAGCGATACGTTAAAAATAGAAGATGCGATCTTTGAAGATAAAATAATTGGTAGACTAGTTAAAATTAAAAATTGCTAACAATTTAAAGAGGAGAAAAAAGGAAATGAATTATGCAGAAAGACAAAGAAAGTGGATGAAAGAAAATAATGTCCACGTTGGCGACAAAGTGAAGGTTGTTCGCAAAGCAGACGATTACGAAGATGGGTGGGGTGACAGTTGGGTTGAAAAAATGGATGAGATGTTTGGTGGTGTTTACGAGATTGTAGAAAATGATGACGTTATAGGAGAAGAGGATGGGCTTCTTCTCAAATTCAACAAAGACCTCGACTTCCATCTCCCATATTTCTGCCTTGAAGTTGTAGGAGACAAAATCGAGCAAACCAAAGATAACCATCTGTTAAGAGAGGAGGAGGAAGAAGTAGAGTTAATCAATGGCAACATCTACCACATCACTTGCCATCGAACTGACGACTCTCCTAGCGAATGGATCTATCGCTACGACAACTCAATCGGTGGTAGAACTCGATGCAATGGTTCATACGAGGTATTTGCCGATGAAGATAAATATTGGGAAGGGAGAGGTTTTGTTGCAGATGAAGATGAGATTGAATCCATTCGTAAGGCTACCAAGGAAGAGAAAGATATTTTCCTAGAAGCAGAGTGCAGATGCATAGAGAAAGAAGCTAGATACCAACAACGAGTAGATCAGTTCTACGAAGAGCACGAAGAAGACCAATTGTGCGCAGACTATTCTGCCGAAGCAGGAGAGGTCATAAACTCCATTAAATTTGGGTATAGCAAACCAAAGAATAAGTACTCAAGAGAGATCTTCCCTAACGTCTTCATTGACGTTTACGATGTCCTCAGAGCATTTAAAGTGGAAGATGGAGCTTTACAGCATCTTATCAAAAAAGCCCTAGCTGATGGACAGAGAGGGCATAAGGATCAGATGCAAGATAGGATTGATATTCGAGATAGTGCAGAGTGCGCTATTCGGAATTTAAAAATAAAAATAAAAATTGAGGAGAATGAGTAATGGATATTTATTTTGCAATAGGAACATTTGTTTCTGTATTCCTCTTACTCTATTCATGCAGAGAAGAGAGTGGAGTCGCGCTTCTATCATCTTTGATGTTGTTTGTTACCTGCGTAATCGCACTAACAAGCCACCAAGATAGATATAAAGAAGGTCAAATAGATGCCATCAACGGAAAAATTAAATATGAGCAAATAGAAACTAAACAATGGAAATTAAAGGAGAATGAGTAAATGGAGAAGATTTTATTGGAGTATGACGAAGGAGCAGGGTTGTTGTTAGACAAAAATGGAAATCAAGTTTACGGAGCTGTTAATCTAGAGGGCTTTGAACAAGAAGATCTCAAAGCCCAACCAAACAATGTATCTGAGCTAGTAAACTTAAAGACGAACGGTTTCACCACCGAAGAAATAATTAAAATGAAACAAGGAGGAATCCTGTAACATGAAAATCGAAACAAGTAAACTAAAAGAAAATCTTAAGATTCTAAGTGGAGCACTCGGAAAGACAGATTACGAAAACAAATTCTACTTTCGTGAGAACAAAATCTACGCCATCAGCGGTGCGCTGTTTATTAGTGTAGATTTTGATAACGATCAAGAATTTACAGTAGATGGGAAGAGTTTTACAGCTTTCATCAACAAGGTGAAGGCAAAGGAAATTGAAATTGAGATTGGAGAGAATGTAACAATCAAAACAAAGAAATCTCGTTCACAATTCCCACTATATAAAGAGGAGCAAGCTATCCCAACAGAAATCTTTGACACTCCTCTCACTCAAGCCCCAGTCAACTTTGCTGAAGCAATCGAGACAGTAGGCTATGCGTGTTCGAAGAATAAAGCTACTCCTCATTTAGGTGGTGTTATGCTACGAGGAGGCGAAGCAACCGCCACTGACGGAAGGCAAATTAGTGTCAGTGATTTGGGTGGTGAAATTGATGGAGAGCATATCATCCCAAAATCGGTTGTTAAATACACTAAAGATCTAGGGATTAAAGAATACGCATTTGAGGGCGATTGGTTCGTCTTTTCAACTCTTGAGGGTGTAGAGATCGCTTGTTCAACTTTAAGCGGAGAATACCCCTCAAAAGCCCAAATAGATGGGATTTTGGATGTATCTCCCGACAGTAGTATCATCTTCCCTGTAAATGAGACGATTGATGCACTAGAGATTTGTTCAGTATTCCTATCTACAGTTGACGATCTGAATAAGCTAGTCGGCTTTGAGATCAAGGGTGGTGTGGCGAAAATGACTGCTAAATCTTTGAGTGGAAAGCATCAAGCTAAAGTGGCTGTTGAGTTTGATGGAGAAGTGACGTTTGGGATCAACCCATCATATTTTGCCAACATCTTGAAGAAAACTGATAGTGTTGGTGTTAAGGATGGTCGGATGCTGTTTGAAAGTGAAGATAATCGTTGTATTATTGCGTTGGCTGAACTTTAAATAGCCAATAAGCTCCACCAAGAGGCGAGAGGATGTAAAAATCTTTTCGCCTTTTTTGTTTTAAACGATTTGCATGTTGTTTTAGTTGGGTCTATATTCACTTATCAACTAACAAAATAAAGGAGATAAGAAGATGATCGACCTAAAGAAAATCCAAGATGACGCTGAACTATTTATAAGCGAATTGGTTCTAAAAAATGTTCAGCCCGAAATTGAAAGGGTTTGCAAAAAATACAATATTGGCTATTCTTCGGGTATGGGAACATGGAGTTGGAGTGATCTAGGCGGTATTGAGTTAGATGATAGCGATAGTCACTTATTCAACTTTGATGACCACTGTGAAACTCTAAGAGATGAGGGTGAATATTTCGACTACACCTTGGGGCACTTTGTTGAAATGAAAGGGTGTATGGAAGAGGTGGCTAAACTAAATGAGATACTAGGTGAAAATATTGTTGGTACACAGGAAATTTCTTGGTATACATATAGTTGCAATAAAGCTATAGTAAAAACTGTCCACCCAAGAGCGTGGATGTAATCTAAATGAGAACAAAAAATGCATAAAGTAAAATTAGAAGAGGTAGCAACCGATCAAATCCGACAAATAATTTGTAGCGCCTCAAGCTCAAAGGGATTCAAATCAATAACCCTAGTTGTAGATATCCTAGATGACGAAATGTACTATGAACTAACGACCAATCGAATCACCATCGAAGAAAATGGTTGTCTAGAGTGGATCATCGAGAAGTATAATAAAATTGATATTTAAGGAGAACAAATGACAACTTATCCACCACTCAATCTCCACAACACTTTCCATATAGGTAAATATATCGGAGAGGGAGTTGGAGCAATCATCGAAAAAGATCCAAAATATGTTAAATGGATGATTGAAAACAAAGCAATAGATGTTAGTGTAGAAGTAGTAGACAAACTAAACGAGGTGAACAAAATGAAAAACGCAACACAAGAAACCGAAACAATCTACGTTGACACTATCATGTGGGAAAGCACAAACGACATGGACAGAATTGTTTACAGCAAGAAACATTATTCTGAAGATGGGATTACAACTCTATGTGGTAAAGCAGTACCAAGCGGAACGGCAGACGTTTACGGAACTTATGGCGGTGCTGATTGCAAACGATGCCAAAAGAAAGCAGAGAAATTAAACGCTAAAATTAATTAATTAATTAATTAATTAATTAAAAAGGGGTGAAAGCCCCACAGTTTAGAGGTGTGATATGAAGTGTTCTTATTGCGAAAAAGAACACAATCCCAACAAAACAAAATGCAGGGTAATTGATTTAAGGCAAAATGTACTGAGAATAAAATGGCTGTTAAAAGATTCTTTAATCAGAGAGAAAGCATAACAATTTAAAGGTGTAAAATGAATAAATCAAAACTAGATAAAATAAATAAGGCTGTGAACTCAGTCTATATTTATGAGCGTAAGCTGAGTATCTCACTGAAAGCATTGTCATCATTGCTAACGGAACAGGTAGAAGTGGAGGGACTGGCATTAGATGCAACAATCCTAGATGGAGATGGTATCGCTGTTATTCCTGTTCAACTTGATGATGCAGAATTTAATTTAAGGGATGACAACACGACAATCAATATAATGGAAGTAATAAAAACACTACCGATCAAAGACATAAACGACCTACCAACTCCATTTTAAGGATACGATATGACCAACCAACAAGACCTAGCAAAGAAAACCAACTAATCAAGAGCGAGTAGAGAAGGCGTTAGATTTCTTAAAAGGGCAATTCGATAGCGTTGTTATTATCGCAACAAAACACGAAGATGGAGAAACACAAGCGTATTCAGAGCAAGATGGAAACTATTATGCAATAGAAGGTAGTGTCCAATCTTGGCTTAACGGAGATGATTTACTAATGGAGGATTTTTAAGATGTTGATTTATGTGATAGGTGCGTTATTAGCTTTTGGATTAGCTTTTCAGATGGAAAGTGAAAATGAATCAAAAAGTTGGGGATTTATATTTGCATTCTCTTTCCTTTGGTTTATATTGGTTCCGTGGTTTATAATATTTTTAATAGCTGATAAAATAAAAGGAGAATGAAATGAACAGAGAAGATACAAAGAAAGCGTTGGAAGTGATGGAGCATTATGTAAATGGTGGTGAAGTGGAAGTTCAAAACGAATTTGGGCGTTGGCAATGGCAAGAGATCTTTGAGCCTGCATGGGATCTTGTGTCAAGTAACTACAGAATCAAGAAAGCCACCTCAGATGAATTTATGAAGAAGATTGAAGATGTTCTATCTCGATTAGGAGATGAAGATGAAGTGGAATTCTACGTTCCGAACGAGCAGAGCTCGAAAGAGCTTCAAGATGTATTATTTCAGTATGGGTATAAGTGGCGTGGTGGGTGTGACTATAATCACACAAACTCAGAGTGCCTACTTATCCGTGTAGAAACAGAGAGCATCACATACCACTCAAAGGTAGATTATGACGAATTCGAAGATGATGTTTCATGGAGGATCGACCTAAAAAATGAAACAATCACCGATCTTCGCCCCAAAACAGAAGAACTAACAATCGCCCAACTTGAAGAGAAACTAGGATATAAAATTAAAATCGTAAAGGAAAACTAAAATGGATCATATAACAATAGAAATTAAAGATAAGTACTCAGAAGTGAGAGTAGTAGTGCCCCACTTCGATGAAGACCCAACAATTTATGACATGGCTCAAGCCCTAACTCAAGCTTTGCTTGGGATGGGTTATTGTCAAGAATCAATAGATAAAATTTTAGTTGGAGAGGGGGTATAGGATGGTGGATGTATTGAAGAATATCGAGGAGTTAGAGGATTTTGTGTTTGACAATTCGGTTGAGCTTTTAGACACATTTGCAAAAGGACTCCCCGAAGAGCTCATCTCCGTTTCATTCGGGAGTGAGAGAGTCGAGATAGTGTATATGCTTGAGTGTGGTCAGCATGTCGGAGATGGAATTAAGATGGATAAGTTCCTTGAGTGGAAAGAAGAGATTGAAGGATAATTAACGTCCCAAGTTGGTTCAAACTCGTACCTTGAATTTCAATGAGGGGCTTTTTTGTGAGGTGAATTATGCGGTGTTTAACAATCAAGCCTAGATGTCAGTATAATTTTAAAGGTGAGTGTTGTAAAGGTTCAAAGAAGCAAAAAGAACTTTCAGTTTTAGCTAGAAAATTGAGGAACAAAAAAAGAGGTAAGGTATGAAACTTGTGAAAGGTAAAAAATACAGATTCAAATATCAAGATGAGGAGCTTATATATATAGGCTATAACTTTAGTGGTAATGGATTTTGGCATCAGTTTACGAAAAAAGGAAAGGTCTAGAGTGAGTTACTAGATTCAGATCTTCACATAATTGAAGATGATGTTTAATTCCAACTAACCAACAATTTAACTAAGGAATTCGGATTATGAGAGAATTTGTATCTAACTACAAAAACGAAGTATGTGAGTACATCGACAATGAGGAGGGTGGGAAGTCTTTAATCCCTATAAGCTCAGATTTCGTCGCATCTATGTTAAACACTATGGAGGGGAAGATAGAGAATGCAAAGGCGTGTTTGGTCTGTGTCCCAATTGCAGATCCCTCAGAGATTTGTGATAATGCTTACGAGATACTTAATTCAAAATAACGAAGGGGGAATATGATTAAAGGAAACACAAAAGCCAGATTTAAAGAGCTTGAGAAAGTTATTGAAGAGAAGAACGCAAAACTTAACTGTATTCTGATTCAATGTAGCGTTGTCGGAAAGCTTTTGAACGAGGGTGAGATATCTAGGGCGAGTAAGAAAATAGAGCAGATTGCAAGGTTTGCAACAGTCTGAACAACGAACAATAAATTGAGGTGAATATGAGCGATAACAACGGTAAAAGAAAGGTCTGTAAGTGTGGGTCAAATGTGTTCCGCATTATTGCAACAACCTCATGCGATAAGTGTCATTGCAACGGTGTGTGGGATGATGAAGAAACAAGCTATACACACGACTTGAAGATCATTAAAAAGATGGATAGTGATATTGCAGTACGTGAGCAATGTGGGGATGAAGGTGAGTGCGATATGGGATCAAATGAAAACAATGGTTGTTGGCTTTTTGAATGTGTTAATTGCGACAGTCAAGAAATGATACCAAGAACAGAAGTATAACGAGTCGTTTAAACCAACAATGAGGGGGAGTGTATGAGATCGAGAGAATATATGTTTGAAAGAACGAGAGACAAATTGTTAATTGCAGAGAAAAGAAGCAAAGCAGTTAATTTAAACGACAGAGAGATTGAACTAATACAAGAGATAAAAGAGATCGCAGATAGAATTGATAACGACTCTGAATAACGAACAATAGGAGCACAAAATGAGTAACGGTTTAACAATAGAACAGGGTGACTGCACTATAGATATTAAGAATTGTGATGCAGGTCTTCTTTGGATTAAAGTTAAAAACAATGTAATGCAGACAGAGTGTAGCACACAGATAACAAAAGAGAACAGGAATAAGATTCAACAGTTTTTGAATCACTCCGTTTAACGAAGGGTGAGGTAAATATGAGCGACCTAAGAAGTCAATTAGATAGTGTGAGGTGTTCGAAGAATCTAATAAATAATTATGTAGCATCTCAAACTATTGTTTTTGACAAAATGGCAACTGATGCTGATTTTGAATTGAGAAAGCTAGATATTCAAGAGGAGCGACTAAAGAAGAAAATTAGAGAAGAGAACAACTCTGAATAACGAACAATGAGGTGATATAATGTTAAGACCATGCCCGTTTTGTGGGAGTAAAGCAAACCTGTACGAGACAGAAGGGAAAGACTGGGTTGTTGAGTGCACAGGTAGGAAATGCGAAGTATTACTTTTTGATGATATGGACTGGGGTAAGAAAAACTACGACGCGGAAACAAATGTAATTAAAAAATGGAATACGCGAAAGCGCAGTCCGAAATAGGAACCATAAATTGAGGTCAAAATGAGTAAGAAGTATATATGTAATAATGCTAGCAAGTGTAAAGAATTTTGCAAACACAAATCTATACACGAAAGAGATGATACTTGTGATAATAAATGCCCCACTGGTGATAATGTTAAATGTATCGAAATGAAGCAAATGACAGACAGGAGGTGAATATGACTAAGGAAAATGCTCCAAAGTATCAACTCTACTACAAGGGTAACTACTTCAGCACCCAAGAGCTTAATGATTTTTTAGCAAAGGAGGCAATGGAAAAGAATGGCGATAGGAGACGAACACAAGTTCTCGGTACCACTGAGAGTCAACAAGAACAAGAAGTCTATTAACTACTTCTACCTTAATCTTAATAACTTTATTCAAGTATCAAAGAACTATATCTTACGCAACAATCTCAAACAGAAATACTCCGAGTTAGTTAGACCGCTTCTAAGCCACCTCAAGCGCATTGATAACCAAGTCTATATTCAGTACACAATATACGGTAAGGATGCTAGAGAGTTCGATATAGGCAATGTAGGAGCGGTTGTAGATAAGTTCCTTTGTGATGTGTTGGTTAAGGAGGATGTGTTAGAGGATGATAACTATAAGTTCCTACCGGTAGTGATGTATAGGTGGGGTGGAATTGACAGAGAGAACCCAAGGGCTGATGTACTAATCAAAGAGATAGAGTATGTGCCTGTTAACGAGAGATAGTCTACAACTGTAGACAAGGAGAAGAGATGAAGAAGGTAGATGAGACAAGGCCGATAAGCGCAAGGATACCTATTGAGCTTTATGAGATCATAGAAGCTAAGCTGAAAGATGCTTGGGCTAAGGGCAAGAAAATACCACTCAAGACTAAGGGTAAGTTCAGAGACCCTAGACTGTCAGATATTTTGATTGATATGTTGGCTGATGCAGTGATCAAAGATGAACAGAGTGGTGAATATGTTGAGGACTTTTGGGATAGACTTGCGATTGCTCTCACAGAGAAAGGTGATTTAAAGGTTAGGTCTCTTGGGGTTGAGGACTGTAATAGGATACAGGATTTAGCTAGAAGCTACGGGTTTGAATCTAATATTAGATCAAGTGCTTGTTATATTTTCTTTTATAAAAAATTCGGTAAGAAAGGTATGAGGGAGTTAACTTGCTCCGATTTTGAAGAGACATTTACAGAACATAAAAACAGAGAGATAGAGAGGGATTAATTATGATGGATGAACTGATAGGAAAGATTGAACAATGGGCTGAGAGTAATGGTATCAATAGAAGCAATGGTGTTACCGCTATTCATCAATACGCTAAGATAAAAGAAGAGTTCAATGAGCTAGGTGATGCACTTAATAACATGCTAAACAACTCACCTAATGCAGAGACAGCAGAGGCGAACGCTAACCATGTAGACCTTGAGATAGCCGACCTAGTTATAGCTACTATAGTCCTTGCTAAGATACACGGCACTGATATAAGAACCTGCTTATCAAAGGGTTATGAGAAGATAGAGCATCGTACAGGAGAGATCATTAACGGTATGTTTATAAGGGAGAGGGACTGATGAGAGTATTAAAAGAAGATGAATTGGATAGGGTAGTGCGCATGTGTGAAGAGACTGAGGGAGTTAGGCCTTTGTGTGGATGGGTTCCTTGTGTTGGTAGGGAATGCGAGGGTTGCTTAATTGATGAGTACTATAATGAGGCCGAGAAAAGGTTTCCCGATGGTATGACCTATGATGAAGCATTTCAATTCTTGGAGGATAAATAATGTGTGATCAATGTGAGATATACAAGGCTAGGATAGATGAGCTGGAGACTGCTATGAGTAGAACTAACACATCTTTTGGTAGGCTACTGAAGAATAGGGCACCTAAGAAAAAAGAGAAGACCACTGGGACTGATTGGTTTGATCAATTTAATCGCTATCAACAGGCTGACAGTAACTTCATACAGGCTTGGAATACGTTTGTAGAGTTCCGCAAGCAGAAGGGTAAGGCTATGACCTTGATCGCTGGACAGAGAATGCTTAGTAAGTTAGCACCGTTTGATCTATCTATTCAGACTGCGAGTTTGTATACAGCTGTAGATAAGGGATGGACTAACTGTTACCCCGAATCTGAAGGCAAGTCTTATGGTAGCTTTAAGCAAGAGAAGAGCGGTCAGTTTATAGGCGCACAAGTCGAAGTTAATTTGGAGGATTTATAGTGCCGATAGCTAGTATTGAGACTGAGAGAATTGTACTTGGTAAGATACTCGGCCTAGATGATTTCGATATTCAATCACGGTTCATTAACATGTGTGATGTCGAGTGCTTCTTTGTTCCTATCCATAAAGACATTTGGGTATTGATGAATAAGCTGATGATCCAAGGACGTATGACTTGCCCTGCTACAGTATTCTCCGAGATAAGTATTGATGAGAACGTCTTAGCTGACATCTTGATCAATAAGTTTGATAGTAATGAGACTCTTAAATTCAACATCAAAACCCTGCTAAACTATTCTGCTAGAAGGTTTTATAGTGAGAGTGGTAGATCAATAGAGGAGCTGGCTAATGTCGGTGGTGTTGATTGTTCTGATACAATCCTTGAGGTTATAGACAGTATAGATAAGAGAGCTAAGGCTTTGAAGATCACTAAGCAACGTGACTCTAAGACCCTGCTATCAAGTATCGTTCACAATATGAAAGAGGGAGGTAGCAAAGAACTAAGGGTAGTGGAGTATGGAGTACCGCTATTCGATAAGTACTACAAGCATGAACGTGGTCACACTCATACGATAGGTGCTCAACCATCTGTAGGTAAAACTGCAATGGCACTAACTATTATGAGAGGAGTTCTACACGCTGGAGGTACAGTTTTTATATCAGTTAAGGAGTCTGATGCTGAAGAGATAATGTGCAAGATGATATGCCAAGAGTCCAACGTAGCCTACTCTAAGATGAGATATGATCAGAGCGAACTAACTCAGCCGGAGTTTGATAGGATTCAAAGAGCTATTGAGTATATCTATTCGATGCAGGAACGCATCTATATCTTTGGTGGTAAGGATTGGGAGCATTCAACAGAGTCTATAGAAGCTCAATTGGAGGCCATAGAGCAACGTGGAGTGCAGTTAGACTTAGTTGTGACTGATTATGTACAGAACCTTAAGGTACCGCTTAGGATTCAATCTAGGCCAAGGTACCAACAAGTAGAATGGATGGTAGAAAAGATGGCTGACCTTCACAAGAGGTTTGATGTTGCTGGAGTACTACTATCACAGCTGAACAGAAGTATAGATGGGGTGCCTCACTTACATAATCTAAAGGAAGCCAGTAAGATTGAGGAAGAGAGTTCGATGATCACGTTCTTGCATAGAGATAAGGAGACCCAGCCGGTAAACAACCAGCTACCTACTATGGTCTATAGCGAGAAGAACCGTAATGGAGAGCTTTGGGGAATGAGAGATGGGTTTGTAATGAATATACCTTCTACTCACTTCAGTACTAAGCTACATAAATATGAACCAAAATACGCACCGAGTGTACAGGTGTAGACAAGGAGAAGAGAAGATGAAGAAAGGTGAATGGATAACAGTAGAGTGTGGTGATAACGTGCTTGTTGGTACTATGATTAGTATACAGGATGGCTACGTTGACTTTGAGAATGATACAGAAAGAAGAAGCATAGACCTTGAAGAGGTTGACGATATGAGAACCTCAACCCAAGAGGAAATAGACAGCGTTAAGCCTAAAGAGACGTATGAGGATGTGGAGATTGAGTGGGTTTCTAAAATGGCAGAAGTTAGGCATCCCGAAAATAATAAGATATATAATATAACAGCTAAGCCTGTCGGATGGACGCTGAGTGGTTGGGCGTTGAGTGGGTATCTGCATGATGAGGAGTATATAGCTTATGTAATGCTGTTCGATGAGTCGGGAATGTCTATAAAATCCAAAGCAACCCACGCTCGATTCGTAAAGGTAGGTGAATAAAATGTTAGCTATATTACTAGGAACAATTATGACTCTAATGACATTGGGGTTTGTTATAATACCTTTTATCTGTATTATTATCGACACCTATCAAAAGCTAACCAACAAAGAGGATACATCATGTCGGTTGAGAAGACGCTAGACCTAATCGACAAGCTGATAGCAAGAGGTGATATGAAAATGGCGAGAGCTTTATCACGCAAGATCGAACCGAAATTAAATGAGATAACAACAAACACAATCAAAGAACTACATCAATCAATCAAAGATTTTAGACAACCAAAACAAAAAGGAACAACATGATCACAGTTTTTAGACCAAATGATTTCACGAAGGAAGGACTAGTAGCATTCAAAGAGTGTGGCAAACTAAACAGATCACACTTGAGGTATAACTTTAGAGTCTACCTAGATAGGACAGATGAGGCGTACTACTCTGATAAGGATGAGGGAGAGATACTACAGGATATGAAGCAGGTTAAGATGAGCAGATAGAAAAGAGATAGGGGGCGACCATTACGGTTAGCCCCCTTTTTTTTGTGCCTAGTCTTCGTCCGGATGCGCCTCTTCAGCATCACCTAGAACATTGTCAACAATATCAAAGATCGAATCATCAATCTCATTGCTGGTTGAGTCTACTACCATCTCCAGTACGTGCATAACTACCTTGCGCACCAAAGACCACGGCATTAATTTTAATAACATTGAAACACTCATACTATTCTCCTTTTAGTTCTTTAACTATCTTCTTTAGCTTCTGCGTATCTGTTGTTCTACGCTCCTTGTGATCATTGAACTCAACCTGCAACTTGTCTATACGCCTGTGAATGATCTCTCTACAGTCGTGACACTCTTGCTTTGTTGAGAACGTCTTCTGTATCTCATTGATAATCTCTAGTACAGCATTACGTATAGCTAGCTTCACCACTGCATAACCTACCAATACGATACCTACGATTATAGGCCAATACTCTACTAACATGTTCACGGTCTTCATTCCTTTTCCTTTTAGTTGTGTACAGCTGTATACTGTGGGTGGTGAATAAAACTAGCATACAGTGTACGGTTATTCAATATTTAATTAACTAACTTCCATAGACTTCATCATGTGCTTTTGCTTTGCATTCCCCTACATAAGCTCTATAAGCAACGTAGGCAACATTTGTTGCATCTTCTATACCATCTGCGATTAAAGCAAACTCATCGTCCTGTGTGTACTTCTCTCGTATATTCTCTACTACTAAAGCATTGTACTCTTGTAGTTCTCTCTCTTCTTTGAGTTGAGCAAAGTAATCTGCTGTCTGATACTCTACCACTCCATCAATCACCATAAGCTCCGAGTTATCCCGTACGATTGCACCATCATGTTCAACGGCTGTCTGCGTGATAGTCTCCTTGCCTAGCTTCCATTGTTCTAGTTTAGTTATGTATTCGGGAAATGTAGGCTCTACGTAAGGCGGTAAAACCTGCCCATCTGCAATTGCCTTGTCATAATCTGCTTTTGCTTTTTGCTTGACAGATTCACGCATTGCCATTTCGCGTTCATAATCTTTTTGCCCGAAGTCTTCCTGTACTGAGCTTGTTACTTCGCTTCCGTTTACTGCGTATACCATGTTCATAATTTTTCTCCTAGTAAAATGAGCAAACTAATTTGCCCGTTATTGTGTTTGAATTACTTGCTTTGATTTGTGCTGTCTCAAAGATACTGGAGCTGTCTTTAATCCATAAGCCATTCAGTCCTATCGAATTTTCATTTGCATTGTATTTACTCAAGCAGACCCTATTAGATCCATTTTTGAGAGAAATAAGACTACTAAAATCGCAAACCTTCCTTATATATCCGAAAATATTTACACCCAATTGAATGGCTGATGTTGTTGAGGAAGTACTAGAAGCTAAATACTGCCTATCTACAGTTTGAGTTAAATTATTAAAGGTTATACCCATAAAACAATAAGAGTCGGCCCCCTCCCCCACAAAATCCACTTTGCAAAACAGCGCATCACTAGGAATCTCAAAACTATGACCTGCTGAGAAATCGCCTGCAATGTCTACCACTTGTCGATATGTCCACGGTGTCAAATCTGCGTTGTAGCCTTTTGGGACTGCGTAGAGTTGTATGTTGCCCGATACGCTTGCCGATGGTCGTAGCAGTAGCGAGGTCATTGGGGTTGATGTGTCGGGATTGGTTGTGTATCGCTCGACTTGCTGTGCCGCTACTTGTTCGTTTAAAGTACTTGTTGATATGTTTTTCCTACCAACCTCTGCATTTATACACGTTTCTGAATCTGGGTATATTTGAAAATCTTCTGTTTCTGGGATATTTGCAGAATACAGAGTTCCGTTGATATTATACATATGTTGCATTGTTTTGTCAGCCACAACAAGTTCATTTATATATCCATCTATAGTTGAATCCAATCCACTACTCTTCACAACAATATCATACAACTCCCCGTCAATCTCAACACCTTCCGTATCATTCACGCCACCGAATATAATATCTGCGGTTTGATTTGTAAGCGTTAAATTCTTGAGCAAAATCGCGTGTGGATTGTACTGGATTTTTGGGACTGCGGTTATTACTAGGGTGTAGGTGATTGTTGCAGTTGATGTACTTTGAAATTGAATTGACGTTAGTTCTGTGCTCGTGTCGGATGTGTAATAGGATTCTTTTATTATATTTGTTGATGCAATCTTACTAAATGATGCTATTTCATCTACATGCCTTTTGTTGCCAATTAAACCCGTTATTTTTCCGTTATTAAACGATGGATAGCTTGATTGTGACGATTGAGCAATACCAACAAAAGCCGATGTTCCGCTAAACGCAGAAGCCGTTGTATTTCTACCCTGCATAAAATCCCTTGAATATGAAGTTGAATTATTTAGCTCAAATGTTACAGCAGTCTCAGAGCTTTGAGAATGCAAAACAAAATGATACTCATAATCATAAACCTCTGAACCTTCGCCCTCGATAGTTAAATCAATATCCTCAAAGTTCACACCTGCCGTAACCGCTTTAGTCTCGCGGTCAATTCGGCATACTGTGCGGTGTACGTTTTTCTTTTTTGGAAATACCATAATTACCTCACAATCTTATATGATGCACTCACTGTATCGTACTCCAAACATAAGACACCATCGGCTATAACAACTGTAGGTACAATTGTATCTCCACTCGTAGCTTTCTCAATCTTTACTTGAGCTGTACCACTGACGTAGATATAGTATTGTGATCCGTTAGACGCTGTATCCGGAACTGTCACTGTACCATTTACGCTACCTGCAAATGTATTAACCTTAGTGTTTGCTTGGAGTGTGTCTGTATCTACTACTATATTGGTAAGAGCTGGCGGTGTATAACCTTGTCCTCCCGATACTAGATCAAGACCACCTAGTGTTACGCCATCTCCTATACGAAACTTTTCATTAGTTACATCGTAGACCATCTCTCCATCTTCTAGTGTGATTGCATCCAACTGTGCTGATGTGCCAAAAGGCGGTTTAAAAATACTCATTACACTCTTCCTCCATAAGTTAGTGTTGCTGTTGAATCAACTCTACTACCTAGAAAGAAGTTGATTTCGTTTATACTTGCGTTGTTTATTACATTGTTAACATTTGTCTCTGCTAGTTCTGCTCCTGCCTGTGCTGTCTGTGCCTGTAGTGCGTAGTCCAAAGAGTCTTGAGCTGATGCCTCTGATGCACTTGCACTTGCACTTGCTGAGTTTGCATAACCCTCTGCCTCTGCTGTTCCCTGCTCAACTGCTTTGTCCACTGCCTCGTCTAGCAAATCTTCACTTACTGAGAAGTCTCCGTTCTCATCAAACCCTAATAAGGAATTAGCTCTCACCGCTTTGGTTGGTAGAATATTATCACTGTTCTCTACCTTCTCACTAGGGGGAAATCTAACAGAGTTCCTATCAGCCTCAACCATATCTTGAGCCATCATACACTGACGATCCTGCTCAAACTCCAATTGCACAGGGTTCATATCCTGCTCGAACTCCATATCGTACTCTTGGACTAGCTCGGTATCCCTTGTGATAGTTACCTGTAGTTCTGTGTTTTCGTATACAGCTGTATCCAATATCGTGATGCTACCTGTTGTAGGAAAGCTAGGGTCTGTCTGATCAAATGTATAATCAGTGTCCTCTATCAATACACTTTCATCTCCTAGCACTGTATCATACAGATATACTAGCAGGTCTTTGGATTGTGCGACTGGGAAATTGAATGGTAATTCAGCTACCCCCGACATGACATAGACTTCCTTCAATGAATCCGGTTCAACTATTGTCAATTTATACCTCCTTATGTTTGTTTTAAGAGCCATAGAGCAATCTTATCAGAAGAAGCGGGTGTGACTTCATCCGTTACTCTACAGCACCTTACGTTTAATTTAAACCGTTACTTTGCATTATCTATTACCTCGTATGAATCCTCAATCATGTTGTACATGTGTACTGATGGGAGACCTAGAGGCTCAGCTATAACGTGAGTTAACTGCATCATTGACTCCAACCACTCCTCATCTCTTAGCATATTAGCGAACATACCAAACCTGTACATTGACCCCGATATAGAAGTCTGTCCAAGGAACGGAGGCTTAGGTAGGCCAGCCATTGCATACGCTGAGGCACTTACCATATCTCTCACAATAGGAATACCGCTAGAAGTAAGAGGGGCGAACATCAACATAGTTAAGTCTCTCTCTATTGCATCATCTCTTTCAGCACCCATTGACCCCATCATAACTGCATTGAGCAATCCACCACCGGCAAACATCCAAGGTAGTATCATCTGACTCATAACGATAGCACCAGCATTCTGAGCTTTGCTACCTTTACCCTTAGCTATTGCACTAGCCCCACTCATAGCCATACGCAAATATGATAGCTGAGAGTTATTGAACATCGTGAACAGCTTAGAGAATGTACCACTCTGCTGTAGCATACCAAGGTCTTTGCTCTTACCACTCTGTTGCATGTGAGAGGTTATGATCTCAAAGTCCTCAATAGCTTTAGCCTTAGCATCTGCCTCGCTCATTCCTTTCTTGATGTACTGATCCTTCTTGTAGCTATACATAGCCCAACCACCGGAGACAATCGCTATCTTATCACCTAGCTTAGTTGGAGACATAGCCCAATTCTCTAGGGACTTAGTGGTAGACTTAGCTGAGAACTCTGTAAACTGATGTGACTGCTCAAGGTTTCTCAATGCCTCATTTATATTGTTGGCCTTATAGCGATCCTCCATCATCTCACTAGATTCAGTTAGCTCCTTCATACGCTCCTTCCATAAGTCCGGTCTAGCAAAGAACTCTGATGTACGCACACCCCACTCAGTAGGTGGCATCTCAATCATATACGCCATAGCTGATGTTAACTGTTTAGTAAATGCCCCAAGGTTAAGAGCCATCTTACTACGAATGAACCCGTTGATCCAAGCATCCAGTACCGGTATCCTCATAACATTCTGAATACCCTCAGCCTCAAACTTAGTGAACAGCTTATTGATCAGAACATTAGTCTCATTCCCGAAGTAATGCTTAACCCACTTCTGTACATCCTCACCTTGAATAACCTCACGTATCTCTTTCATACCTTCAGTCTTAGCTATATAGTTCTCCATCATCATTACATGTGAAGTCATAATATCAAAGGCATCCATATTCTCCATGTCAATAGAGTTGTCGTTCTCAACACGATCAACCAAAGCCTTGTTAACTAATCCTGTAGCATCCATCGCCCCTGTCTTCTTCAGTAGGTCAGTCACTTCTTGATCAGCAATATAGCTTCTTCTCAGCGGAGTATAGTTCTCTTCTTGCTTGAGGTTAACACCATTCACATTAACGAATACCTCATTGATCCTAGGGTAGTACTCTCGATAGAATACCAACATATCATCTGCTAGAGCAACGGCACCTTTGAATGTAGCAAGGTACTCTTCAACCTGCTTGATAGTCTCATCTGTAAACTTACTCTTCTCAAGAGCTTTTCTACCAGCCTCATTCTTAGCAAGGTTACGGATAGTGATAGCATCACCGGCACTTATCTTCAAGTCCTTACCATCAACCAGTATTCCAGTTTCCTTACTCTTACGAAAGCTCTCTAGGGTCTTAACATTAAGCTCACCATCCTTTCCGATATGCTTAGCAACCATAGCTGACATTATATCCTGCTGTGTTCTTAGGTTCTTGCTCAGAGTGTTGGTCATTTTGTTTATGTTTCTCATAACGAACTCAGAAGCCGTACCCTCAAACAATCCACCTACAGCATCCAGCCTGTCCATAAGAGAACGGATATTCTGATTCCATCCCATAGAGTTACCTAGCTTGATTACCCAATCCTTACCCTTGGCTCTAGGCTTACCAGTTCCACCCTGCATAGACTTAACGATTGCATCTGAAGCCCACTTCTTACGCCCCTCATCCATAAACGCTATAGCTTTCTTAGCAAGCACACCTTGTCTAACAGTGTACTCTACCAGCTCAGCTATCTGCTCTAGCCTTACGCTGTCCATACCACCTAACTGATTAAATGTATTCAGCATTGAAACCTTAGCATTGTCTCCACTGTCTACAGCTGTATTCAATTCCTTGGCATACTCCTCTTGACTTAGATTAAAGATACGTTCTGCCTCAGTAAGGAACGTGTGTATATCTGCTCCACGCTGACCACCACCAAACTTACCCTCTCCACTCTTAGGACGATACTTATCAAATAGCTTGTCAATCTTAGCACTGATACCATCACGCTCTATACTTGCTTTGATGTCCTCTATTTTCTGAATAGTCTCTTCATATATATCACGACCTAGCTTCTCTCCAGCCTTATTGATCTTGCCAATAGCACTAGCCACAAGTTTCTTTTCATTGACGTTCCTAGCTCTCCAACCTTTATTCAATCGGTTAAGCTCATCCATCAACTCTGTCTTGGTAGCCTGTTGCTTGCGCATCTTAGCTATACGTTTATCTCTACGCCTACGCTTACCTTCCTCAATACCAAGAGCACGTTTGTTCTGACGAGCAGTGAATAGCGCATCTCCCTTAGCTGTCTCAAGGTCTGATATTTTCTTGAGTGTACCATTGCTCACGTACTTCAGAATATCCTCGGCATCATTGATCTTAGCCATCACCTTGTTTAGTTCTTTGGTACGGGCTTCAAGCTCTAACTCATAGTCATGGATCGTATCAAGTGTAGACTCTCTACCATCTAGCCACTCCTCGTAAGGCACTGCCATATCTAGCTGAGCTGTTACATCTGTCTGTACTGGCTGGGTTGCATCAAATTGATCTTTGGTGTATATGACAAAATCATCACCATCAAGACTTATTATATTATTCTCCGCAACACTCTTAACTGCATCAATCGCATTGCTTCTAGAAGTAGCATACTCGCCACCGATATTATGAACACTTCCATTTTCGTCTGTAAATTCAGCTCTCCATTCACCTCTTGGATATGTCTCAGTTGAAAACTTTCTAAACTCAACTTCATAATCACCGATTACTCCATCTACATTCAACGGAACAACTGCTGTATATATGTTTGTGTTTGTTTCTATATCGTAATCACCAGTAGCTTTTAGTTTTACCTTGACATTCGTTGGTAGCTCTGAACTCAATTGTTTTTTTGTCTGAGTTGTATCAACCTTCTCAAAGCTGTCAAGGAACTGTTTGAACTCCCGACTCATCTTACCCGACTCTTTGAACTTTCTCAAAGCAAGTGCTCTACCTACGATGTAATTCTTCATAGCCTGTATAGCATTAAAGAAAGAACGTATATCCATCCCAAGAGTTTTGTGCATCGGTTTAACCTCAAGTCTCCACTCCACCGCTCTATCAGATGTCCACTCTACATTGGATTGAGTCTCATTCTTTCTGAGCAATTCTTGATAGTCAGCTTTCTCTTTACCGGTTGTACCTTCAATAAGTTTCTTTAGGTGATTTCTCCAACCCACACGCTCTGCTGTAATCTTCATATCCCAATTAGAATCTTGAGCCATCATACCTTTGTAGGCCATCTCAGAACTTTCTTCTATAACTGTTGAAGCATCATAGCCGTAGTACAGGTGAATCATACCATCTCTAGTAAGACCTCTTGCACTCACAGACTTGAGCACCGTATCAGTAACCTCATCTATGTTCATACCCGAATCACGTATCAGCTTCTTAGCCTCATCTTCAGTAAGGGTTCCCGACTCAATAAGAGAACTCAGTGTATTTTTCTTACCATCTACAACTACCGTATCCTCTCCGAAGTTAGAACGAACCCAGCTAACCATAGCCTGTGATAATCCATCAGCTTCAGTTATATGATCTAGCCTCTCTAGCTGTTTTGCTATTACGTCCACTCTGCCGGCACTTTCATCAAGACCCATCTTCTTACCCAAAGATTTGATAACATGGTCTCCAGCTTTCTCTAATTGAGTCTTAACGGTACTCTTGGCATCAGTTTCTATAGCACCAATCAATTGAGTAGGGTTATACAGCCCATCTACATCACCGTTGCTATTAATGATCACACCCTCACGATCAAGAGCCTCAACCATAATTATATCCCTAGCACTACCAACACCAGCCTTGTACCGATCCATCATAGCCGGTAACTGCTCACGCATCTTAACCTCTGTCTCTGCCATATCAACAGTATACTCATCCGGTGTAGCTTCTCTCAACTTCTCATTGAAAGCCTCAACGTATGCAACGGGCATTATACCTTCAGCTCGGTTATTGGCTACAATTGCAGACAAACCATCAAGGGTTAGTGGCTTCGCAGTGTCCTCATCTAGGCCGGATTCCAGTAACAGTTGCGCTCTGCTCATACTATCCGTAGGCAACATACCCGAAACAGCCCGTGCTTCATTGGCAATTTGCTCAATAGTTGAATACCAAACATCAATCTCCACATCACCCATCGCATTCTCAAAGTTTATGCGGTCAGTTAGTGACTGTCTATCATTACCAACATCAACAGTTACAGGCTTTTCTTTAGTCTCACCCTCAGTTGTCTCTTCTTTTTTGTCTACAAGTGTAGCCAGTTTCTTTTTATACACCGCCATTTCGTTTGCTCTACGTGCATTGAACTCTGTGTTAGCCTTGACTCTCCCACTCAGACCCATTTTATCAGCAGTAGTTTTCATAACATGACCACCGGCTGACATCATTTGACCACCAAGCATACCGAAGACAACAGCTTTTTCCATCTCTTCTTTCTGAGCCTCAGTCCAATCAGCCTCAAGAGCTTTGTTGATCATCTCAAGTGACGTTATATTTGGGTTATCCTCTCTGACTTTACCAGCTTCTACAGCAGTAAATTGAGTAGCAGTCTGTATTCCTTCCTCAACTCCCTCTTTTAATCCCTCTACCACAACACCTTTCAGAGCACCTTTGGTTGTAGCTTTCTTGATATAGCCCTTGAATGATGCCTCAACACCCTCTTTGCTCATAGCGATAATAGCATCCTTACCGAACTCCTTAACGTATCCCTTGATAAGATCACCTGCACCGAACTCATGTGCCATACCAATGTTCTCAACACCAGCCATTATCACACCGGCACCTACCGATATATGACTAGATATTTCATGGCTTATGCCCTCATTGCGCATCATTGCATACGTTTCACCGCGATACTGTTGATAGTTATTATGAGTGAATCCAGCTCTCCAGCCCCATCCTGCACCAGCCAGCGCACCAATACCAGTAGCAGAACCAGCTCCAGCACCAGCTCCAATGGCTAATAGGTTATCCGGATCAAATGCAGAGCGACCCATAAACAACATTGAGTCAGTCATTGTACCAGCGAACTCACCGACAGATGTATCATACGGTACCTGTAACTGAAATTTACTTTGACTAGCTAGTAGAGAATCAATCTGCTCCATGTTATCAGAGCTTACAGCCCCAGCCATAGCCTCATTAAAGTCGTACCGGTCAGCTGAATTGTTCCATAGTTGCTCGAACTGAAGAGTGAAATCCCCACGCCCACCGCCAACGATACCCGATACAGCGTCATAATGCTCAGCTATACCCTCGTTAACATTGAATGCAGAGTTCATAATAGGCAGGATATTATCGTACACATACTCCTCACCTTTCTCTTGAATGCTTCTCAGAGCAGGATCATTTGAGTTAAGTATAAACTTGGTAAGAGCACTCTTGCTTTGCATCTCCTTGCGAGCGTCAGTGTCCTCAATCATTGAAGTGTCTACACCTGTATACTGGTCTACGTACATGTGATCAGAGAACATTTTCTTAGTGTCCTCCATCTGTCTTAGCTGACCCATACGCACTTGGAGGGACTGTAGCTCTTTATTGCTAAGCTCAACCTTATCTCTATTATCAAACAGGTATTGACCTTCACTTAGGTTAGATGGCATCTTAGTATCAATTCCATCAAACGCTGTATCATACATATCCACTTGACTTGGTGTAAGTTCTGCATTGAGTTTTCTATCCCAATAATCCCTAATACCATTTGTTAAGCCTATGCTCTCCGGCTTGCCTTGTATTGCACTCCACTCTTCATTAACTGGCATTTACTTAGTCTCCTCGTATTCTTTTTTGATGTCTCTAATTGAATCACTTATAGCTGTATTCTGTATAGTGGCTTCTTTTTCGGGAATCAAAAGCTCAACAAACTCAAGTAATTTAACTGCTACAGGAGTTCCATACTCAACTGCTATCTCACTTGCCATGTCAGCTAGTCCAGCACCACCACTTGTGATAGATTCAGAAATCTTATCTAGGTTAATACCTGCACTCTTTAAATTCTTATTCCATCTCTTTCCTTTATCAGTCATTTCTTCTGATCGCTCACTTGCCATTTCACTTATCTTATTTGACACCTTACTAGCAATTGCCTTTACTGTGTGAGTACTAAAAACCTCTGTCTTGCTGGCTTCTTCACTTGCTTTATCAGCATCAACATCAGCCTGTAGCTCTCTAGCTATAGTCTCTTCACCCCTAGCTTTAGCTGTATTAACCTTAGTTTGACCGGCTACAGTAAGGCTACTATATGACTGTTGGTTGCGCTTCTTAATGGACTCTTTCATCTTGTACTCAAGTTCATTATCTTTCAGCTCATCAGTGATGCGTTTAGCTATTTCCATCTTCTTTTCAATAGTAGCATCCGCACCTAGAGCAGAAACCTCAGTGTAGTAATCATTCATAGCCTGTGTGTTAGCAGACATAGCCTCTAGTTTCTCATCGTCATCAGCGTCCTCCAGTAACTCTTTGCCGATAACATCAAAAGTATTCTTAATATGAGTCTCAGCGGTATCTAGTTGATCAGACAGAAGTCTGCCAGCCCTCTCAATAGTTTGAGTAGCACGCTCTCTGTCAGCAGTTGTTAGCAAGTCTTTGTTTTCATTAACCACTCCCTGTAGCTTTACAAGTGCAGTTGAAGCCACATCCGGATCAATACCAGCTGTAGTAACAATTCGCATAGCATCAACACCAGCCTGTTTAACCGCATCCCTTGACTTAGCTACATTCCCTACGTTAACCTCAGCCTTAGCAGACTTTGCAGACTTTGGGAATAACTTGTTTTTAAGAGTAATATACTGAGCACCTGTTATCTCACCATCTTTCATCTTCTGCTTAAGTTGCCCAGCCTCGTTATCAATCGTATGACCATCCGCGCTCTCAACAGCCATAACAACACTCTCCCCAAGGTCTGCGTAGTTCCTAGTCTGCAATTGTGTTTTGCGTGACTCTATCTTATCTCTATACTCCCTCTTGGCCTCATTGGATATTTTATTGTAAGATTCGCTTTCATCTTTTTTTAGCTCATTAGACATGTACTCTAAACTAGCAACAGTAGCATCGGGGTTTGTAAGTGCGTACTGAACTCTACTGCTTTGAAAATCACCAAGCAGTGCCTCTTTCTCTTGTGGTGTAAACGAAATAACCTTGGACTCCTCCAGCATAACAATGTTCTCTTTGAATATTAAATTAGCACTTTCTCCATCATCCATAGGCAACAGCATATCTTTTGTTTTTGATATAGACTGCCTAGCATCCATCGCATTTCTCTCCGCTATACCATTAACCTCTTTAGTCATATACTCATTCATAAATACAGACTTGGTTAACTGATCACCCATTGTGTCATTAATATTATTCGCAACTAGTTTCGGTGTTTTTTCATCATCAGCATACTTTGCCATAGTTGAAGAATACGCATCCCATGCTCTAGCAGAAGCCCCTTTGAAATCACCCGACTTCATAGACTTAACAAACGAAGCCTCAGCACTAGCCTTAGCCTCAGAACTAACCATACGCCCATAGTTCTTTGCATAGGCATTACCAACATCAACACCTCGCTCATAAGACGAAAGAAGGTTCTGCCCTACATTCTGCTTCTCAGTAGGTGTTAGTAGTTGCTTTGTTCCACCAAGGGCGTTGTGTGTCTCTTTTGCAAACTTACCAAAATCAAAACCTCCAGCATCTTTGGCATTTACACCACCACTAGCAATTGCACCTGTGTCCTCTGATGTCTGACCGCTGAAACCTGCATATAGCCCAGCTCCTACAGCTATACCAACATTCCCCACTATCTTTGTGAAATCATCATCTAGCTCTTTTGATTTGCGTTGAGCACTCATTATAAGATTAGTGTTTCTCTCAAACCCTCCACTAGCCTCACCAGCGTAAGACCTTGGGGCTGATTGATTCCTCTTAATTCTCATTATATATATCTCCTTTATGCGTAGTTTGAGTAGCTTTGTGAACCGACTCCGCTACCTTGTGATTGACTTTCTGTAAATCCTCCCGATCTAGGCTCTGAGTTAAATGAGCTCTCATACCTGCTATTAACTGACTTGCTATATTCTGAATAGGATTGAGCTTGCGGTTGAGATTGCTTTGAGGCATACCCTTTAACTGCTTGAGCACCCATACCAATAAAGAAATTCCTTACAACTTGTTTGCGTTGATACTTCTGCATAGTCGCACCGTACTCAAATTCAGATGCTTGATTTAGCAAACCTCTCTGTGTTAGCTTTGATTGATACCGCATTTCACCAGCCTTATTTAAGCCATCGTCAAATATTTCATTTACATTCAGCCTAGAAGTAATATCATTCTCCTCTTCTATTTTTAATGGCGACCCCTCGGTAAGAGACACCCCACTGCCAGCCATCATTGCTCGGTTCTTCTCCATGATCTTGCGATCATTACTCCTCACTCTTCTAGCTCTCTCAATTGCATCCTTTTCTGTGGCATCAGACCCTCTCTCTCCACGTTCTCTTTCTTCCTCAGCTAACTGTCTTTGGTATTGAGCTTGAGTTTCTAGCTCTTTTTGCTCCATCTTTGATGTCTCAAGAGATTGAATCATACCCATAGTATCAGTTGCGCCTTTTGCTATTAAAGCCACCCAACCCATATTAACTCTCCTTGTTTTTTATTAAAATACTCACGCTTGATCCATCTTCGTAGAAGCCATCAATCTCACATGTAAAATCAAATCCAAAGTGCACAGCAAGTTTCGTTGCCGTACTGTTCTCCGATGCTATAAATGCCATAAGTGTTTCAACTCCTAGTTCAAAGCAAAAATTCATACACCTTCTTGATATTGCTATAACATCGTCAACCCTCTTTAATACCCCCATATGCAAATCAGCTGTAACAGGAGTTCTGTACTCCAACCCGAAATACAGAACTATCTCACCATCAACTCCTACATAAAACAACCGAACATTATCCTTATTGACCATTTCTTTAAATGAATTAGCTGAAGGTAATGCTCCGTAAAAACAGCTCATATCTCCATCTGTATGAGCTATTGTGTCATAAATAAAATCAATCTCTTTATCAGTAATCACCTCACCAATCAAAATACCCATGTTAAACACCTATTGATATTGGCGATACAAAACCTAGTATCTCCAGTGGTTGCGGTTTATCTTGAACTAAGTAAGGGGCATATTCCTCTTTGTGTCTACCACTTATCGGAATACTGTATACACCTGTAAACGCTTTTAGCGGTGTTCCCATAGCTCCATTTGTTTGAACAACCCTAACTCGCTCAAGGTTTTCTAGGTTCGGCCCAGCTAACATGCCTACTGAGTCCTTAACTTTAACCTCAAGTTTACTCATCTTCTTTTTAGCATTCTGATTAGATTGCATCCCATCGCTCACATCTGTACTCATTGGTTGTGCATATGATATATAAGGCAATCCGACATTAACCTTAGAGTATTTTCTATCAAGAGTGATCTCGCCACCTGTCACAACCTTACTAGGGTGATTACCACCATCAGCCATAATAGCTACTGTCTCTCCCTCTAGGTGAGCTAATCCACTTACTGTATTAGTAGGTGTTAGGTACTCTCCAGTTAAGCCACAATCTACAAAGAACCAATCACTCTGATCTTTAATCTTATCTCGATCCTCCATTTTCTCTAGGAATATACTTGTTACTCCACTAATAGTCCTTTCTATGGCGAAATACACCGTATCAGTATCGACTCCTTTTAGAACACAAGCTGATTTATACTGACCATCCGTGTCGAACTTAGACCATCCATAAATATTTTGCTCTTGATCATAGGTCATTAGAGCAACTGTACCATTATTTAAAACCAAATACAATTCAGAGTACGGGTTCTGTTTGTATACAACCTGCCTTATACCGGATTCCAGTAGTTCTGCACCTGCTAGAGCATTGAGATTTTGTGATTTTAGCTTGTCGGCTTCAAAGCTGTAGCTCATTGAACGAGTCTTCTTGGTATCTCTTGCAACAAAGACAAGGACATCTGATACCGTTATTGCTTGAACATTGCTTGAACCTTCTGCGCCCTCTTTAGTTGCCTTTACATTGTCACCTGCTAATGGATCAGCTTCATCCAGTGGAGCTAATTTATATTCATTACCACTTGTACCAATAACCAAGGTTCCTTGTTCCTCCATCCATCGGATAGACTCTGAAGTATTCAGCTTATAACTCATTGCATCATACGTACTGTTTGAGCTTTGAAAGTTTTCCCACTCATCAACCTTTGACAGAAATACCTTGTTAGGTTGCGATAGCGTGCCTCCTAAGCACATTCGTTCATTCCACAGCGCGATAGCCGTAGGATAGCCCGAAGCCTCTGAGAATGCGTTGAAAGCCCAATCAGCGGTAGCTGTAGTAGCATCACAGTCAACTAATATGTTAGCTGTCACTCGAGTTGGTGAAGTATAGGCCGTAATCTTAGCCACTCCATACACAAAGAAATCATCAACGGTTAAGGTAGCGGTACAAGAAGTAGCTCCGTACACCCGCATCTCTACGCCATCGTTCTTCTCATCACCTTCATCAATATAATTATTATCCTTTGAGGCATTATACGATCTAAACTCAGCCTGTGTACCACCATTAACCCTACGGTATATTTTAACTGTACCTGTCCATGTTCCCCTTGTAGAGAAATCCCACTTACCCTTAACCTTTATCCAAGGACTATATGAAGCACTTGAAGCTGTAGTAGTCGAATCAGTACGAATCTGCTTAAGCTCAATTGACCTGTCTACATCTGTAGCCGAAAATAGATTACCGGAAGCTGTCAGAGTTATTCCTGTTCCACTCGTAGCACTTGGCGTAATAGTTGTAGATGTAAGGTTGTACGTTAAAAATGGCCCCTTTGCATAGTCAATTTCTGTAAGACTCCAATCGGTCTCAGAATTACGAACTAGCTTTTGAGGCGGTACATCGGGATGAACCAACCACATAGTATCAGCCTCTTGATGAAACTGAATACCGTGTATCTGATCATTTGTCCAAGGCGAAGATAAGAAGTATTCACTCAAGTCTACCTCGAACCCGTTACTGAATCCATCACTGAATCCACCGGCAACGCCTCCGGAACCTATAACAGCATCGTTACTAACTATCTTTATCTTGTTGTTGAAAAACATCAAAGCATAAGACTGATTAATATTGTACTGGAAAGTAATTAACCTCATATCAGTAGACTGCTCATCTGTTACAAAGTATGTGCCTGCTCTATTCTGCAAAGCTCCATACGGTAACAAGTGAAAGTTAGAAATAGCCTGTAGAGAGTTATGATACTTCTCTAACTCCGGCCTACCCCTAAGATACGATGAGAAATACCCACCGTTAAAACTGTTTATACAAAACGCCATAATTCCTCCTATGAATTAACATCCACTATTCCGATACTGATCGAACTGTCACCCTCGTAGAATCGACCATTAACCATATAACCACCAAGTACTGTAGACTCTTCAATAACTGGACTCTTACCTTCGTTGGCATCAATAAACATAGCGTTAGGTCTAACCTCTTGCGTATAAATCTGCTGGTAGTACTGAGCCAATGACTGACCTTCTACACCTAGAAGAGGAATAGCAATACGAGACGCAAGCAATGTCGCAATACAGCTAACCACATGCGATGGAATCTTTGTTATGTTCTCCTCTTTGTACAAGTACTTAATAGTACAGCTTGAGCTATCAATCATCAACTCATTACCCCTACGCTCCCATTCCGGATCAGTATTCCCTACTCTTTCAATGTTCAAAACCCTTAGTGTCTTCGGTGTGTTCGGTATCGCAAAACTATTTGTAAACCCTATAGGAGTTGTAATAGTCTCCTTTAGTTCCTTTGTAGATGTACAGAAATTCCAAGGAAACTCCGTGCAAACCTCTTCATATGTGTCTTCAAAATACGTGTTAAGTACACGCTCAACCTGTTCCGTGGGATTAGAAAAGCTCTGCACCTCTGCTTCTCCCAACTTACCTAAAGCCATATTCGCTATAGCCGTTCTCGACTTTGCCATAATTTACCTCCTTATATACAAAAAAGCCCACCCCAAAGTAACACGCCACCCAAACGTGAAACCCCAAGATGGGCTTTAATTATTGAACTACTTTACGATGCAGTCCAGTACTCAAGCGTACCAGTGAATGCGTCACCAACAGCAACAGCACCACCCGCTTTGAATCCAATCCAGTAACCTGTCAGATCGTCACCTGCTGAGATAGCAGTATCAGTTCCAGCAGAATCTACCTTTACGATTACAGCGGAAGCAAGAATTGCCTCAGCCTCTAGCCCCACGAATGAAGCAACTTTTACAATGTCTCCAGTAGTCATAGCAATTTGAGCCTCACCTTGAGTGAAGTCCATTTGCTTACGAGCACGCTCAAGACATGTAACGTAATTTGGTGTAATGTTTTCAAGAATAGCCATTTTCTATATCTCCTTATTTAGCACATTGAACTTTGATAACTGCCTCATCGTACATACGAGCAGTTCCATGATCACATTTCATAAGAATCTGCGTAGCATCTGACAGATCGTTACGAATCGACTTAGTAACTTTTAGGCCACCAGTAGACTTCTGTTTAGCGAAGTACATTGAACCCATTGCAACTGCATAGCAGTCATAAACGTCACCAGCTTCAGCAACATCGTTGTACTGAATGAACTCAAATCCCATGAATGAGTTAACTTCACCTTGTACAAGAGCTTTAACACTGTTGTAGTCAGCGGAAGTAATCTGAGGATCACCAAGCATTTGAGTGATATTGTCCGGATGACAGATCATGTAGTACTTACCAAGATCGTTAGCGTATTCCACATCAAGGCGGTTCTTAGCTCTACGTAGTTTGTCAACAGTAAGACCAACATTAGAAGTAGCTCCAGCTGATTCCCACGCTTGAGTAGTAGCGTTATACTGACCTTTAGGGCCAATATCGTTAGTAGTAGGACGAGCTACAAGAGTAGTACCATCTTCACCTGTAAGAACCGGCTTATCAAGACCAGCGTAGATGATTGAGTCAACTGAACGGCGGTATGCTTTAGCACCTGCCTCAGTGTACATAGAACCGATATTGTGTGCTTGGCGAGCTACATCTTCATCATCAATGATAAATGCTTTCTCGTAAGGCTTACAAGTGATAGTTCTACGTTTGTGGTCAGCTTCAGTAAGTTTCGTAACAGCGTGGCGACCTGTGCGCTCATCAAAGTTACCGATCTCACCTAGGAAGTCGTGCATTGTTTGTTTACCGTTATTCATAACTTCTTTACAAATCTTCAGTAGACGAGAGTCATTCTGTTGTAGGTCGTTCTTTACGCCTAGCTCGAATGCGACATAGCGGTGTGTTTCACCATTATAGTTTGACATTGGGATTCTCCTTTTTGTTAATCCCTTTTACGTTTTGTCTACACTTGTAGACAGCGAATGGCATTTCTGCCGTTTGGGATTATCTCTCAAGAAGAGGTCGCCTATATTTTAAAACTGTTGTGGATTATGGGGTTTCAAAGAATTATCCCTCCACTGATATAAATAAAGAGAGGCTTAACCCGAAAGTCAAACCCCTAATCTAAATTTGTTTACAATTTATTTAATTCTGATATTGAGCAATAATGGCATCAATCTTAGCTGATCCACTCTCTTGAGTGATACGACCAGCCTTTACATCATTGTAGACTCCTTGAACTCGATCATCCATAGAACCTCCGCTGAATCCTTCTTGCGCCCCACCTTTCAGAACCTTATCTCCACTGATCAAAGAAGAGAACTTATCAAATGCCTTGATTACATTTACAGCATTGGCACCCAAACTATTAACGATGTCGTTTGTAATAAACTCACCAGCTGGGTCAATCATACTGATCACATTCTTTGCATTTACAAGCATCTCATTAGCTCTTGGCTCACTTTGGAACGCAGTTATAGCTTCTTGCGTTTGAGTCTCTTTAGCTTCTTCCATTTGCGCCACAGTGCTCTGTACCACTTCTTGGTTAAGCTGGAATAGTTCACTGGCTACATCATTAGGTAAGTGACCTTTAAGTGCAAGCTCTGTGAATTTACTGAACGACTCATCAGCATTAAACCCTTCCGGCAAATCAATCTTATAGCCATCAGCTGTAACAGGTGCTCCAAGTTGCTCTCTGAATGCGTTTACCACTTCGGGAGAATCATTCTCAAAATCGGGGATACCATTCTTTTTACCCACCATTGCATTCTGATTTTTCATAGACTGCATAAACGATCCCATATCCTTGTGAACAGATACGAACCCTTCACCTCTGTACTCCTCCGGTAAGCTATCTATCCAGCTTGTTGGCGTTTCAGTAGCACCACCAGTATCAGTGACACCAGCAGTAGGTTGAACAGTAGCATCAGTAGCTACCTCGGTTGTTGCGGTTGGTTGCGGATCAGATGTTAATAAATCTGCCATTGTTAACTCCTTTCTGTTGGGTGGTTTTTTTTAACCTAGTTTATTTCTTGTATAAAGATGGATGTTCCATCAAAAGTCATTGTTGTTGATGAATCTGATTCAGCATATATCTCTATGTAATCGTCCGTTGACAACTCCATAGCTCCTTGTAGAGATAAAGCCCCTGTATCTGCTCCTATACCAACTTTCCTTGGGATATAAAGCCCTGTTTCCGGAGAGCCGTTTTTGTACACATACAGCTTCATTAGCGTATTACTAGCACTCGTTCTAATACCACTTGTCAAGTGTGCTGAAAACTCCTTCGTCTTAACGCCCTTGTATCTCCAAGCTAAATTACCACCGCCCGTATCTTCAAGAGCAAAGTCTTTATTATACTTAACTGTAGTTGCGACTAGAATCTTAGTTGGCGTGTCCGGCACAAGTGTAGGTGTTGTATAAGGCGTATCTACCGGCAAATATGAAACATACTGAGATGGCTCATAGTCGTCAAAGTGCCTGTTAACAATCCACCAAGAACCATTACCATCACCAATAAGAGATACAAATTCACCATACTCCTCAAGCACTACACTCGATTGCCCGTTGATAGTGTCGGTTCCAACCGTTGATACAGTCACAGTGTTCTGAAGTGAAGTGATCTTCATTACTCCAAACATAGCACCACTATTCGTTGCGTTGTCCGGTAGAGTAAATGCCTTGTTACCGGTAGTATCATCTGCCAGCACAATGTTATGAACACCTGCATCAAGTACAGTATTCACAGCTAAGACCTCAAAGCTCCTCCACTTAGATGAATCAAACATAGTCGTTAGAACAGCTCTCAAGTCAGCCGGTGATATATCAGCCGTAGAGTTGTCAGCAAACAGTGTTTGAATATCCGAAATCACATCATCATAATTTTTAATAGCCATATTCTACCTATACAAAAGCGTTAAGTATCATTTTCTTAGTATCGTTATCCAAGTCCGGAGAGTTGACAATAGCGTTGTATTTCTTCATAAGCAACGGTCTTAAACCAGTTAACCGGTAGCCATGACGAGGGTGAGGCTTAACCATCTCTACCCCTACGATCTCGCTTAGTACATCAATCCACGCTTTCTCTTTCCCTTTTTCAACTGCTTTAGGCTCTTTGGTATCCACTGGGGCTTTGGTTTCAGTATCGGCCTCTGTAGCATCATCGGGTGCATCAGTATCAAGATCATTAACAGCTTCATTTAACAGTTCATCCTTTAGTGAGTTATAAAATCGTACAGCAGGGGCGCGAAACTTAGCCATACCCTCCAAAAAATCCAGCTCACCATCATTAATAGTGGCAACCACTTCATCGTTTCTAAATATTTCATTACCCTTCATCGTATACATCTGTAGACAACTCCTCTTTATTTTTTAGTTCCTGTAACTCTTTCACACTAGCTGTCAATCGCTGAGCGAGTTCAATACCAATATTCTGAGCACCTAGGTTAAAATTAGTTTCACGGTCAGAGCCACCTAATGCGTTCTCACCATACTTACATAAAGCTAGAATATCCTCCAATACCCAACGGCCTTCGGGTGTATTATAGACCGTTTGATACTTTTGGATAGATTCTATATTGCTATATCCCTTTCTCCTAAACACTCTCTTCACTAAACCAATCATACTATTGCATTCCTTGTGCTACGCTTCCATCTTGGGGAGCTTCGTTTAAGTTCTGACTCTTTGCTAACTCTAGCATCTGTTGTTGCTCCATCATAGCCTGTTGCTGAGCTTGATCCTTCTGAGCTTCCTCTTCCATTTCCTGTTTACTCTTTCTGAAACGTGGAGGTAGGTTCCTGTTATCCATCAATGTTTTGATCACTTCATCGTACTTGATACCATTCATAGCTTTTGCTCTCTCATCATCCGGCATAAACTCTAACAACATACCAAACTCTTGAAAGAAGTTCATAGCAGACACAGACTCAATCAGCTTTGGAGCAGAAGACAATAGGCCAGTAAACTCAAGTTTAAGCCTTACTTCGTCCTCTAATTCCGGTGGCGGTTCGGGGAATCGCCCTTGCGCTTGCAGAGTGTCAAATACTTCTTGAAGAATATATTCGAGCCATTCATTCTCAATCCGACTGATAGAAGGGTTGATAGCAATAAGTGCCTCACGCTCTCTCGCAATAATCTCAGTGGCTGTCGCATTTGATTTATCTATGTTTGTAATCGCTTGGAACGATGGAATGAAAAAGGCATCCTCAATCTGCTTTACCTCTTCCTCTAATTCCTGCAAGCTGTACGACAAGTCAATTTGCTGAAGTATAGGAGCTGGCTTAGATTCCGGATTACGAGAGTCAAAGTTATTGACCGCATTTGGAGCTGTCCTAATCTTCTGAGGAGTTAGACCCATAGTCACACCACGACTCATAGCAGGGTTCAAATTCTTCTCTACAGCTAGGATGAACTTTTTCTTTAGTTGCTCAAGAGACTTGATAATTGGCATACAGTCCATTGCTGGAGAATAGCCCATTACGTTACCCTCTGTATTGTACTTCAAGAAACGAGCTATCTTATATGGGATTACATCAAACCCACTCTCAGAGATGATCTGCTTGTCCTCTTCACACAAATATACTGAACGGTACTTCTTACTTGCATTATCAATCTTGCCATGTTTACGGTGCTTATTAGGCTCCACAAGGTGAACAAAGGTAAACTGCTCAACACGCTCGTCTTCATTTTCTGAGTAATAGGCTTTCATAACAGAAGCGCACTTCTCTAAGGCCTTTTCACCCCACTCATCAACGGCTTGCTCAGCAGTCCACTTGAATTGTCTGTAAACTCTATTAACACGCCCGTGGTTGTCCTCAGAGAACCAAAACGTATTATAAGGGAAGTCTGTAAATATTAATCCACTATTCTCAGAATCCCACTCAACCGTAGTACAGGCAGTACCTATCGCTCCGAGGTTAAGATACGTTTCGTGAGATATTTCAGTAAAATTACTACGAGATATAAAATCAAGCATAACATCTCTGACTGTATCAAAATATTCATAAACCTTCTCGTTCTCGTCTACTTTCTTGTTACCAGTTATAATTTTGAACCATTTCTGATTCTTTGGAGTCATATAAGAAAAGATACCACTAGCCATCTTCTGACACGCTGATCGCCCTGCGCGAGTAAATAGGTTAGCGTAAGCCTTAAGCTCACCACCATTATAGCTTGAAATTGTGTTTATATCCCGTGTATCACTCTTGCGAGGAATTACGAAATGAGCACATTCCCTAACTGCTATATCATGGTTAAGCCGGCCATCCTGTATCTTCTTAAGACCATCAAGAATCTTTCGAGCCTTTGGGTTGGGTGGTTGTTTCTGAAAATCCTTCATACTATCCTAAGAGTCTTCGACCCCCTCCAGTGCTTTGTTGTCCACCTAGACCAGCTCCCGTTGAAGCTGAACCCCTTGAACTAAGTAGTCGTTTACGTTTTGATTCCTCTGCCGAACTCTGTGCCATTGATCGCTTATCCTCTACCGCTGTTGGTGCAACTACCGGTGGTGGTGCAATTTTTGGTGGTGGCGGTGGTGGCTTGGGTTTACTTGGTGCAAATGATCCGCCCATAATAACTCTCCTTATAGCAACGTCTTTTGTTGCGGTTGTATTTGTGGGGCGGTGGGTGCTTGCCTCCCCGTTGATTGCTCTAATAAATATCTGCGTCTTGAGTTAGATCGTTGCTCTAGCTCTGCATTCTGATCATATTTCTTTGCATCGGGGGCGTATGTCTCAGATGTAGTCTTTTCTTTTAGACTATCGTAAGCACTTGCTTGACGTGCCTCTTCCTTTTTCTTTGCCTTTCTCTCAGCCTCTCCTGTTCCCAACATACCACTATCCATACCAAAAGCATTAGATAACACACCTTGTTCTCCAAACTGAAAGCCAGTCGTTACGCTTACTGGGTCAATACCGCCCATTATATCACCTCGTATTTTACCATGAGCATAGATCGTCCATCCTCAAAGTAGTTGTTTATTACATCTATAATATCGAATCCCAATCGCTGTGCTATTTTAGCTGACATCAAATTCTCAACTGGTATAGTGCCTATAAAGTTCTTAACCCCTACTGCCTTGCAAGCCTCAAACGAGCTTTCAATAATCTTCATTAGGTACCTGTGTTTATTGATTACTCCCCAATGGAACTCAACCGTTACAGTTGTTCTGTGGTCTAAAAACATATATCCAATCAAAGTATTTTCATAGTAGACATTGTAAAAATTCACTCTTGGACTATTGCGAGCTTCTATAATTGACGAGTAAGAATGAAACGGAGATTGACCAAGAGGAACGCTGTGTACACCTGTATACAACTCATCCCACTCATCATCAGTCTGAACCCATTTAATGTCGATCTTATATTTGTCAAACATCAAATATCTCCCTTACTGCTTTCTTGACCACCTCATAATCTATCTCATCAAGGCGGTTTAAATGCAGATCGTTATGATGCTTCTTACATAAGAATATAACTATATCGGGATAATCGTAGTCGGGATGGTGCATCTGAGCTTTCTCTTCCCCACATATAATACAAGGCTCCTTCTGAATAATACCTCTACGGGCAAGCTCTGAGGCTATTTTATGAGCGTTGATCTTCTCCGGATTGTTTCTGATATAATTCTCCTTAGCTTTTTTGATGTACTTCTTAGGAATATCCCTTGCGTTATGGTTTGCACGTTGACATTCTCTGCAAATATCGTTGTACTTGAACCCACTCTTACCGTGAGTGTGCATTGTGAACGCCTCTGATGGCTTAGTTTCACTGCAACCCTTGCGTTTTGTTGAACATGTAACCTCTTTCGGCCCGTATCTCAACAGGTTTTTTCTCGATTTGTGGACTAACCTTGCCATAATTTCTCCTTTATATTAAAAAATAATCATCATTTGATTCACATTCATTCTCTTCAGCATCTAAATCAGCCAGCCAACTCCTAGCCTTAGCGGAACACCACCCAAAAGCCTGTGCTCTTACAGCATATCGGAACGCATCCATAGGGTCAGAACACCAGTTATGCAGTGGCTTAAGTGCTATTCGCTCTCTCTCGTCTACCTCCGGATAAGTATAACCTTCCATTGCCTCGTAGAAATAGTCTAGGCGTTCCTTTTGAGCCTTATCTTGAGGAGTTCCGGTATAGAAGTACCATTTATAGAAACGTGATCGTACAACCTCTATATCCTCGTTTATGTCTGCACATCGTGGCACCATCTCCATACGCAATGAACCAAACTCTTTACGGAACATATCTTGTATCTCTAAGGCATAACCTTGATCATCATATACTGCTACAGATTTCTTCTTACTATCGTGTGGTAAAAAGATTGCATCATACTGATACCCGTATTTAGCACTATAATCATCCATAATCATCTTAAAGTGAGACACACCCATTCCACGACAGGCATAAAAGTCAATTACCCAAGGTCTGTCACCACGTTGCTGAAAGAATACCATAGCGGTTCTATCACCCTTAGAGCCGGAGGTTGTAGAGGCACCAAGGTCAAACGCCACATATACAGGTAGTTTTTTGTCATAGACATAATCACCGAAGCGGTTTTCTTTGTGGGCTATAGTGATCTGATTAGCGTAGATAACACCATCTAGGCAACCTTCAAATGCACATTCAAATTCCTGTTGTATCTGCTGTTCTGACATCTGCCCTTCAGCTCTGATAGCTTCAAGTTCTTTCTTGGTCATTACACCGGTATCACTATTAGGGCGTATTACAGCGAACCAATCTTCTTGCAGGATATTCGTATCAAGGACACCTCTTATGAGCTTATAGAAGTGATTCTTACCACGTGGAGTACCATTGAACCAAGCCCATCCACCGTTCTGAGCAAGGATAGGTCGAGCGTATATCCAAGCCTTTGGGTCTGATAGAGAATACTCTGAGAAGATGATACCGGCAAAGTTGGTACCAACAATAGTTTTATCGTAGCGATCTGAACCGCCTATTCGGATAGTGGAACCGTTGATGAGAGTAATGATCATGCGTGTATTGTTGATCATGTAATCATTGGTTCGTGGGTTTTTCTTAATGAGGTGTTTAGGTATATGGTCAATGAATCGGTGTCCATCGTTATCAATACCATCCCATACAACGTCACGGCCTTGCTGAGCTGTAGGGAACAGGTAGATATAGTTACCGGTAGTCTCCATTGCCTTTACGAGAAGCATAGATACGGACATATAATCCTTTCCCGATCTACGGTGCATACAGTAAGCTACGAATCGCTTTGTCATCATAGCTTCAATTACATCTATCTGATATTTGCGTGGTACAAAGTTATAGGGAACTCTGATACCGTACTTCTTTTGATTCTCTGCTACAACTGGAATAAAAAAGTCCTTCATCCACTTCTTGTAGTTCTTTTCGTTCTGCCACCATTCGGTAGGTTTACCGATAGCTGTAGTAAATTTCTTGCCCATATGTTTTCCCGTATTTAATTTCTTTTAAGATAAACACGGTTTCATATATTGACAAACGATAAAATGGATAATAGTTTTTACTTAGAGTCTTTTCCCTTAAGTCTCTTCTCTGAACCCTTTGTGGTTGCCCCCTTACTAGCGACTACTGGTATAGGGGGCTTTTTATTGCCTCTAGGGTAACGGGTTTCATCTCTGTGGTGTGAGCCGATACTACACCTCCTTTACTAGCATTTTTTTATCATACTTTGCGAACCTTCGCCTAACACTAGAGCCTTTACATACCTTTCTGAACATAAGACCTTGAGGACACTTCTCAACCCTAACTGCTTGACACAAAGATACAGCTCTCCCAAGAACCTCCATGCCTTGAAATTGCATTGATCGACTAAACCACATTTCACTAAACACATACATATTCAACAGCTTTATCATCTGCTTTTTTGTAAACTTCTTTCTACGCCTTCTGTTCATACTATTTCTCCGTTAGTGTTTACATCTGTATACAAAAAAACCGAATCATCTGTTGGCTTCTCATCTTAGTATGTAGGATCAACAACAAAATCATCGGTAGTGACTCGGCATCATCAAAAGGGATTATTTTCCGCCTTGTCCAAGAGCACAGGGATTAAGCTCCCTTATAGCTTCTTACAAAAATTCTGCTAAAGCATCTTCACCCTCAAACTGCTCCGGCTCCTCTTCAACTACCAAAGCCTTGTTCTTCGCTTCAAAGTCCTTCTTAAACTTATCAACCTCTTTCTGAACCTTTACAGCTACGTTAAGACGCACACTAGGATCATAGGTACCACGACCGAAAACCATGCAAAACTCTTTAACAGCCTTGGTCATTACGTTGATACCACTAGCCATAGCATTTAGATCACCTGTCTGCTGAGCTAGATTACAAAGGGTCTTACTTCTTTGGACTGCATCACTGAATATTGAAGCGATACTATTCATATCCATTTCGTTCTTATTGTCTATGAACTGGCGTTGATTGTGTAGCTCTGACTCATAGTAAGCCCTAGCCTCCGGAGCCTTTAGAATACGTTGTGCGCTCTGATAGGCTGATTTGTTACTCTTACATTCGGGGTAAACCATCTTATAAGCTGATGTCTTACTCATACCACTTAGTACGTGTTGAATAACCATTCGATGATTATCATTCAATGCCTTTGGCACCCACTCTTTTGGATCACTCATTTATTCTCCTTTTGTTTACAAATAGGGCAGTTCCATTCAAATTCTATGAACTTACTTATACTATCGCCTCTAAAGTCTTGATCATACCATCCTATAACCCTAGCGCACTTACGACATACCTTCGGAGTGCTCATTGATCTTGCCCTCTACCGTATTCCATCCATACCCATTCAGCTACAGACTTCTGTTCATTATGTGTTAGATCAGCCTTGTCAAAAACCTGTTCTATAGCATCCATTAACTTTATTGAGTCTGAAGCATCCCTACGCCCAACAGTGATAGTTATTTGCTCTAACTGTTCTATTCCAGCTATTACCTCAAATTCCTTCATTTTCTTAGCTCGCTTCTCTTTATAGTCCGGCTTACAGTTATCACAGCAATACTCTTTGGTAATATCAGTTAGCTGATCACCACATCCTTTACACACCCCTATCATATCCACCTCCTCTTGAGTTTCTGGCTCATAATGAGTCCAACATGTTGTACAAGCAACATCACCCGTACTTCTATCAGCGTGATAGTTTAAGCTACCACACGGACAAACCGACTTGTACCTTTTCATATTGCTCCTTTGTTATACTTTCACTACAGATAAACTACATTATACCACAATAAGTTCAAACCCTTACTTAATCTTTTTAGGTTTTATAGGCATTCTCTAAGAATATTAGTGGCCTGTATTGCTTCTGTACCTTTATCACAATTAGGAAAACTGTTAGGCTCAAATTTCTTAATTGCTTTGAACATTATATCTAAAACAAAACTCAAGGGCATATTAGGGTTCAACCTAGACATACCACTATCTTTAGCTCTCTCATCAAGCAAGTTCTTAAGTGAGTGCCATGTGTACTTCCCACTCTTTATATCCATTCTAGCTTTATGCTTAGTCATATTAACCTCCTATTACTTAATCTTTTGATTAGAAACTTTGTATTCGTTGTAACCATGTATAGGTGAGAACTTACTTATACCGTTAATCTTGCACCCACGCTTCTTGCGAGGACTACTAACAGTCACAGTGTACTCAGCCTTTCTTCTGCTTGCACCATCACTTGTTTTGATAACCAGTATAGGCTCCCCATTTGAAAACCGTAGTTCCTTCATCTTCTGCAAGTGCTGAGACATGCACCTAACACCTACGCCAAACGCAACAGACAAGGACTCATAGGTAACATCATCAACAGATTGCATATAAACCCATATTTGAAATAAACGGGGATGCTTATCCCAAACAGGATCAACCATAAGTCCAACATCAATCTTCACACCCTCATTCTCTCTTACCACTCCACACTTAATAATCTTCGTCATACTCCTCCTTTTGTTAAGTTATACCTCTAATCTAACCTCAGTATAAGGAAGTTCAACTTCCATAAAGAGTAAATATAACCCAAATAACCTGTTAAATTTTTAACAACACTATATTATTCACCTTTCTTAACCTGTTAAATTTTTAACAACCTTATAGATTTACCCTCAAACTGCTTACCTGTTAAATACTTAACAGAAATTAGTGATCAACATCGCTAGAAAAAGCCTTGACTTTGCCCTATTGGTAAAAGTACACTACATCGGCAACCTACTAAAAGGAGTTACTTGTAACTCAAAGTACGAACACTTCGCCTGCTGGTCTTGACCTTCTCTAAGTAAATAACCAAAAGAAAACAACAAGTCCAACGGAACGTAGTGAGTAGGACAAAGCCCTTGACCTTTACCATAAGGGCAACCCCTAGCCCCTTTAAAAAGGGGAATAGTTTTCTTTCTTTTTATCAGAACCTATCCTATAATTGTGCCCTTGGGACTTAGACCCGAATGGGTCGGTTATAGTATCAGTCCAGTATCAAAACCCTAAGCTGAGTCAATACGCTCAATCGCCACTAGGCTCCTCCGGAAAATGTATACAATTTACTTTGCCAATCTAATTAATTTAGTATAACCAATTTATGTGGGATATATACTCCTCCTCCTCCACTTTCGGAAAAGACCGGTACCCCCCCTTCCCTTTTTCGTTCAAAGTGTTTTTTCTGACAGATTACAGGATATGATGGTGTGAATACTCCTTTTACTCCTTTTATTCCTTTTCCCCTTTCCTATACTTTATACCATTACTACCTTAGCTATTGTTACTATCTGCTGGTTGAACTACCTCAAATGATTACAGCTATTCTAAGCTATGTTATGGTTATGTCTATACTTGTTATGGTGTTAAGTGGTATCGTGGGCCTAGCGTTACGCTATTGGCTTATTAGGTAGTATTCTGTTATCTGCTTGGTAGTAGTTGCTGTAGTGGTGTGAGTATTAGTCCTATTTGTACAGCTGTAGCCCTAAGTTATGTGCAAGCTGTTGAGACCTCATAAAGTTAATTGTTTAACAATACACATATTTGTAAGTTTAGTTGTAAGCCTGTGTTTAGTAGTTAGTTATGATTATAATTCTTAGTGATTACTTGTATTTGTTAGGTATTTGTTACATAAATGTTAGTTCTATTGCAAATGAACAACTTACGACTATTGCCCTGCTTAGCTGATATTCTCAATTCTATCTATATCACATTATTGTAATTGTACTTTGTGGTTTTTTGGTGGTCTTAATTTAATTGTATTTTTCTTACAAATTTCTTACAAAGTTTATTCTATTGAGTTTAAACAACTTATGACTTATTGCTTACAAATATCTTACAAATATTTAACATTGGCACATCGGTTGCTACTCTACTCAATTACAAGCAACATCGGTTCCGCTGGTACTTCTTGCCACTCCGATAGTTTACTCACTGCAACAGTGGGACGTGAGACTGCAACACGTTAAACAGTATGCTAATTGAAAATTGAATAATACGGAATTGCTTAAACCAATAAGACTAAAGTTTGAGCTTAGCAACACAGAGTAAGGCTAGCAAACAACTAGCCGTGAAAACTTGCTAAGATAGCTCAAAATAATAACCTTAGTTGCCTAGGCGAAGTTGGTCACTATACGACTAATAATCTTTTGATTATTTACAGGGGGCAGAATAAAGGTCTGCCTCTTACTAAGTGATTACAAGTTGTATTTACTTAATGGTTACAATGTGTAGCCGAAACCCAAACAGTCTACAAATGTAGACAAGGAGATAGTATGACTACTATTAATCAGATCGTCAAAGCCGTTGCAACAATCGACAAAAGCACTACTTCACTAGCAAATGATCAGTGTAAGTTAGGTCAACTTCTTAATGCTTATAAAGATGAGCGTTGTGTTGAGATTAAACCTAAAGAGTTCTACTCTGAAATTGAGGGCGCAATAAGCTATAAAAAAGCAATGGTTTGCCAGCTTATACAGTTAGCTAAAAATGCTGAAAAGTATGGTGTTGTTCTTACATTGTCTGCTAGCCGTTACATTCAAACTAATGCTAAGAATGAGCAATTTATTGAACATGTTGAGCAAGTTACATCAGTTAAGCAAGGAGAATTAGTTGATAAGGCCGAGCTTGAGGCAGGATTTGAGAAGCCCGAAAGCGACAAGTCAACTGAAGAGAAGTTGATCGGAGCGTTAACTACTAGCCTTAATATCTGTAAAAAAGGCCTTAAAGTTGAAGACATAACTGAAGACCGTATAATTGAGCTAATTAAAGAACACCTATTGATTCCAGTTAAGGAAGCTGTAAAAGGTGAGTAATCTTAAGCAATGGGACTTGCAGGGTCGCGACCTAGTTAAGCTAAGAACTAGGCGTGAAAGTGAAGAGAAAGTATTGTTGGTGTTGCTAGTCGCTGGAATAGGGTTGGTAATGCTGGCAGATGCTTTAATCATGGGGTAACAATATTTTACCGTGGTATCAATTGAAAGTGGTATCACGCTATAAGTATTGTGTACAGCTGTATACAAGTTAACAAGAACCCTATAAAATAGGAGATACCAAATGGTATTCAATCGGCATGCAAATGCTAGGCAATTAGGCTTAAACCACTAACAAGTGAGGCAATATGAAAGAGTATTGTTTAAAGCAAGTACGGCTTATCAGATTATTAGCTGTACAGATGAAAGTAAGTGACGATGTAGCTACAGAAATTTGGTTAGAAAAGGGCTATGCGGTTCGTTATGCCAATGAATATGGCTATTTGAAAAGTGAATAAACTGTATACAGCTGTATACAAAGTAAGGAAGGGAAAAGATTATGAGTACAAATTCAACAATTACAATTAAAGATAGAAGTGTATTTAGAACTATTTATTGCCATTGGGATGGATATATAGATGGCGTTGGTTTTGAATTAAGAGATAATTACAGGAATAAAGAAGCGATTTTAGAGCTACTTAAGTTAGGTGAATTATCTGCCCTTGGAGCTGATATAAGTAAGTGTGTAGCCTACCATAGAGATAGAGGCGAGGACTTATGTGAGGCCGATATAAATGAGTCCTATGATAAGTGCAGAAAAGAGGAATATAATTACCTGTGGATGCACGGTCAATGGTGGGAAGGTAGTTCGATTAATTCAATGAAGCCATTAAGTGAAATAGCAAAGTAAGGAAGGGAATAATTATGAGTAATTTACAGGATTTTAGTGTTGAGCAAATAACAAAGGCAAGTAAGGAATTTTTGCCGACGTTGGATTTGGGTAGTGGTACAGCTATTGAGTTAGCAAGTAAGGTACGGGCTAATTTGAAGTTTAAGCCATTTACAGAGCAGTCATTGGTGCAATGGATAGAAGCTGGTGGCAAGGAAAGTGAGAAGCCTAAGCCACAAGATAAGAGTCAAGACGATACACCTTTTGACGATACTCCAGCACCACAGTCACAAACTAAGAAACCTCATGCAAGTGAGAAGCCTCAGAGCGATAAGGCTAAAGAAGTTGAGCAGAAAATGCAGGAAGCTATGAAGGCTATGCAAGAGGCAATGGAGGAAAAGCATGAACAAGAGTCTCAAAAGCAATCTCAAGAGGAAGCTGATGAGCGGTACGTATTGCAAGATGATTACAATGTAGATAAAGAAAAGATTGCTACTGAATTTGAGTCTATTGATCAAGACTTAGAGGAATTGTGTACAGCTGTAGACAAAGTTACTGAACAAATCAAATCTATTGACAAGTCAGTAAAGAAAATTGAGATTGTAACTCCCGAACAACCTAAGCCAGTTGATGTAGGCGTAGCTCACTGGACTGTACCGGTGATAAGTAAGGCGGTATATAAAGGCGTGCACCTAACCTTAGTAGGGCCAGCTGGTAGTGGTAAGACAACGGCATGTCACCAAGTAGCACAAGGTTTGGAGATGGACTATCACCCAATGTCAGTAGGGCCACAAACTACAAAGTCTGATTTGATGGGATACAAGGACGCTCACGGTGTGTACCATGATACTCCAGTAAGAAAGGCATTTGAGCACGGTGGCTTATTGCTACTAGATGAGATGGATTCTGCTAATGCTGGTGTACTTACTATTCTGAATAGTTTACTGGCTAATGGACTATGCTCATTCCCCGATAAGACTGTTGATATGCACAAAGATTTCCGCTGTATCACGGCCTGTAATACGTTTGGAAGGGGCGCAGATAGGATGTATGTAGGTCGTAATCAGTTGGATGCGGCGACTTTGGATAGGTTCGGAGTGCTGGATTTTGACTATGACGAAGCCTTAGAAGCTATTATAATCGGTGTTCAACCTAAGGAAGCTCAAAAGGAATGGAAGTTTCAGAAGACACGTACAGTCTCAAGTGAGGAATGGTTGGCTCGTGTTCAACACTACCGTAAACGTGCCGGAGAATTGAAGCAACGTATGGTTATCAGTCCAAGAGCAGTGATCAACGGTAACAAGCTATTGGATATGGTGCTTACTGTTGGTGATGTCGAAGATATATGTGTGTTCAAAGGTGTTGATAATGAGATTAAACGTAAGCTCAAAGAGGGTTTTAAGTTTGATGATGGTAAGAAAAAGAAAACACCTAAATCGAAAGCCGATGCTGGCGGTGGTAATGGTGTGTGGATTGAGCACAAAGGTGGTAAGATGCCGGTGAGTGGGGACACGTTGGTTGATATAAGATTTGCTGATGAAAGTGATAGGTCAACCGACCAAGGTAAACAAGCTAGAAATTGGAGTTGGCGTTGGAGTGGTACACCTAGAGATAGCAATATTACAGCTTACCGTATATCACTACCTAAGACTGTTGAGAAAACAGAGGATGATCCGTTCGACTTCTGAAGGCGTGAATATGAGTACTCTTTTGATACTGCTGAAGATAAGTGGTATCAAGAGTTTGAGGCTAGACAAGATAAATACAAGTAACTGTGTACAGCTGTATACAAAGAGGATGATATGAAATTAACTGAGACTAAGAAAGGTAAAAAGAAACTGACTCACTATGAGTTTGCTAGTCTCGCTGAGCTGGCTGACCATATAGAGGACTTACCTATTGACTATGACCGTGCAAGTATGGAGAAACCGGATAGTAAGTGGGCTGGCTGTGACTTTCCTACTGCTATAAGTAAGGCACAAACTGGTGATCCTTTACTAGCTGAGAAGCTGGCACATAAGGTTGATGCTGTTGAGTCATTGCTAGATAGTGAGGGTGTCGAGATAATCAGAGATGTGATAGGTGATTTCTTTGATATAGGTACGGTATTAAGTGGTGAACCGGAGTGCTGGTGGCGTGAGGAACTATCACCTCAAAAGGATACGATAAGGATTGAATGTGCCTTTAGTTTATCAGCTAGTATAAGTGAGGATATGCTTATGAACAGGGGTGGTGCTGTAGTTGCTTTATGTGACAGCTTAGCTGATGCTGGGTATGGTGTTGACCTAAGAATGGTGGCTGGTATTGAGTATAGTGGTAACTATTTCATGGTTGATGTAGGTGTATCATGTAAGCCGTTAGACATAGACTCTGTTGCATTCTGTCTGGCTCACCCTGCTACATTAAGGCGATTGGTATTTGGTCTTATGGAAACACACTACAATAAGATTAACTGTGGTGATGGATACGGTAAGCCGTGTGACTACTACAATGCTGATGGCAAGAGAGATAAGGAAGGCATTCACTTTGTATCTAATACTAACAAGGCATTCAACAAGTATAACTTTAGAGATGTAGAGGAAGCTGAGAAGCACGTAGTTAGAATGATTGAGAAGTACAATGAGTTAACAAAAAATAACGAACCATTATTCTTGGAGGGATAGGTATGAGTTACTTAGTAATACAACACAAAGGCGATGGACATAAGGTACCTCTTGCTATACATGGCGAATTGGAAACCGCTAATGATCATAAGGATTGGTGTACATCTAATTGTATTGATGAGGCGAGTGATGATTTTTTCTATATAGTAGAACTTAATGGTGTTGAACAAAAGAGAGGATATTAAAATGAATAAGATAATAAAGATAGACAGTAAAACAAAAACAATGGAAGTCCTTGCGCTTAAAGCGAATACAGCTGTAGACAGTTCTGTACAGTCAACACATATGAGAGAGTTGATAGGGTGTAATTACTTTGAACACGCTGTACTGGGTGGCAACATCGACATTTGGTTTGATGAAGAGTATCAGCTACATGAAGAGCATGAAGGGTACGGGTTTAAACTTCCAAACTTTGAGCAACCTGTGCTAGGTAATGCAATCATAACAGCCTTTGATGAAGAGGGTAATACAATGGGCTTAGAGAATGCCAATGAGTTGGCTAGGTTTATGATGACAGTAATACAGTTCGGACAATCTAAAAAGAAGGAGGAATAGATGTTGTATGATCTAAAGAAGTTGAGGCGTAGACTAGGTATCAAGGTACCGGAGATAGTAGAGAAATTTAACCTACATAACAGACAGATAGTGTACTACTGGGAACGCAAGAAGCAGTATCCGGAGTACGTCAAGGAGTGGATGGATAAGAAAGAGGACGATATGAAAGCCTTCAATAATAAGGCTTCACTTAGAGCAATTGACGAGAGACTAAAACGATTAGAAAAAAAGATAGGAGGTTCAGATGTTTCGACCACTGAGAAGTAATGAGATAGAATGTAGGGTTCAATCAGTAAAGGCTAACGGGTTTGTAATGTTGCTATACAAGGACGCTCGATGCGATATGTCTATACTTGATGAGACAGTCGGCCCACTCAATTGGATGCGCTCACATTCAAGGGAAAACGCTAACTGTACTGTGTCTATATTTAACAAAGAGATAGGGCAATGGATAGGCAAGGAGGATACAGGTACTAAATCCAACACCGAAGCTGAGAAAGGTATGGCTTCTGACTCGTTCAAAAGGGCGTGTTTTAATTGGGGTATAGGCCGTGAATTATATACAGCTCCATTCGTTTGGATTAATCAGATGCAATATGTCAAGAACGGTAAGGTTTATGAGAAGTTTTCAGTAGCTCACTTGGCTGTTGAGAATGGAGAGATAACACAGTTGGCTATAGCTGATAGTCGTGGAACAGTAATCTATAAATACAATTGCCAGTAATCGTGTACAGCTGTATACAAAAGGAGAAGATAATGAGTGAAGTAATTGAGTTGCCGTTGAGTGTGTACAATGATGTAGAGTTCGTTGATACCGTTAAGGTTACGACCCTTTGGTCTGATGGTGATAATATAACATTTAAAGTAGAGGAGAAGTAAGATGAGTAATCACAACGCAGAAACATCAAAGCTATTCAAGCAAAGATACACTTCGCAGAACATTATATCAGAGAAGCAACGACAACAGATAGAGAAGCTAGAGGAGGAGGTAGCAGTACTAAAACATACTGTAATTCGTGTACATAATACAGCGCAATTAGCCGGTGACTTTCCATCAAAACAGACGATGGTAGATATAGTTAACTTGTGTGATACTGTACTATAAGTTTGAGGGTAAATAATAGGTCAGTTAGACCGCAAAAATGGAGAAGAGAAATGAGTAAAGATAGACTAGAGTGGTTGGAGAATCGCAAGAAGGGTGTTGGTGGTTCTGAGATAGCAAGTATATGTGGGCTGAGCAAGTGGGCTACACCTAAAGATGTATGGGATAGTAAGCTGGGTAACGTGCCTGTATCAGATGAAATGACTACGGCTCAATTGTTTGGTACATTGGCTGAGCCTATAATCGTTGAGATGTTTGAGCGTAAAACAGGGCTACACGTAACGACAGGATGTGATCAAGTTACTGATGCTAATTACCATTATATGCTGGCTAACGTGGATGGTATCATTGCGAGTGAGGGTTGCATCTTTGAGGCTAAGACTGCATCTGCATTTATGGCTGGTGATTGGGGAACTGAAGATACAGAAGAGATTCCTATCGGTTACTACCTACAAGTCCAACACTATATGGGCGTGCTGAACATGAACAAGGCGTATGTAGCGGTGTTGATCGGTAACGCTGACTTCAGAGTATATACTATCCAAAGAGATGATACAGTTATCAAGCGTATTAGATTGGCTTGTAAGACGTTTTGGGAGGACTTCGTAGAAAAGAAGGTACAACCTCCACTTACTGTAGATGAGACTATTAGCGAGGCTTGCAACGTAATACAGGGCGCAATCATTCATACTACTCCATTGGTAGAGGTAGCACTATCTGATCTTAAGGAGTTGAAGGCTCAAGAGAAGGTTCTTAAAGCTGACATCAAAGACCAAGAGAATATTGTTAAGGCTCACATTGGAGAGAATGAGATACTAGTCAACGCTGATGGTGGTACGCTGGCAACGTGGAAACAGTCAGTATCAAATAGGTTTGACTCAAAGGTGTTCAAGAGTGACAACCCCGAAACATATAATCAATACTGCTTTGAATCTGCATCCCGTAGATTCCTAGTTAAATAAACTGTATACAACTGTACACAAAGGAGAATAGAGATGAATATGAAAGCAGAGATGAATGCAATACTAAATGAGATGGACGCAAGTGAGATTGATGTAAGTGCAATGAGAAGGCCGGAAGGTATGACTGAAACAGAGCATCGTGAGGCTTTAGTTAGTGAAGTGTCAGAGATGATAGCATGTGTTGCTACTGGAATTAAGATAGCACTAACTGGTAAGGATGGATTCAAAAACCTAAAGGAGTTTGATGAGTTTATTCATAAGTTTAGAAAATCAACCAATACTCTTGATGATATGACTGAAAGACTTGCAATGATTATGAGTGTTAAGATCAGTGAGTCCGGTGATGAGGGAGTACAATTTTTAAAAGGCATGAAACTAGAAGTCCTAGACATGCTTAAAAAACAAATAACAAACGAAGGAGAGTAGAGAGATGGTAACAGTATCAGAGGTAATGGCAGAGAAAGCAGTGTTGGAACTAAGAGTATCAGCATTGGCAAAGGTATCGGGTGATAAGCGTAAGGTGTTGACAGCTAACGAGAAGCGAGCACTAGGGGTTATCCTTAGTGAAGAGTCAGCTAAGCTAGAGTCATACATGGGAACACAACTAACAGTAGCAGAGGTGGTATAATGGAACAGGAACAAAAGGTTTGGGTCGGTGGTATCTTCTTTAAGAAGCACACGTTCTCTAATGGTGGGTCACAGATTAAGGCATGGAGTCCTAACGTAGATGAGTTATGCGCTTGGCTACAGGCTAACAAGAAGGCTGATGGTACTATCGCTTTTAATGTCGGTGGCAGTAAGGTTCCTCGTATGGACGATAAGGGTAATGAGAAGCTGAACGCAAGCCTAGACACTTGGGAGCCAGCAGGAGGGGGGCAAGCTCAACAGCAGTTTGGTCAAGCACCTCAACAGCCTATTCAGACTCCGGCTCCACAGCAAGGGTATCAGCAAGCACCACAAGGGCAGTCTGCACCACCACAATATCAGCAAGGTGTAGCTCCACAATATGCTCCGCCCCAAACCCCACAAGGTTGACTCACTGATGTGGCTACAGATGTAGACGATGATATTATACCTTTTTAGTCCGGTAACTCATTATACTGAGCAGTAATTAACAACAGGCAGTCCGATAACTAGTCCGTTTGAGGGCTGTCTTAATTCAATAGAGATAGAGATTATGGAATGTCACGGTTGAGTTTAAGACATTTAAGCAAAGAGAAATTTTAAAACAAATGAGGTAGAAATGATACCATTTGAGAGAGATATGGAGCATAAGGTAAGCGAGGTTATATGTGTTCAGTGTTCGACTCGTTGGATATGTGTAAGGCCGACAGATGTGCAACTCAAAGACATTGAATGTCAGAATTGTGGTTGTGGGTATGTAGTTGAAACAGGGCAAGATATAAAAAGAGAATGCAGTGTGTGGAAAGGCTGAACTATTCGATAACGATGTCGATATATGCGCAGAGTGTTGGGAAGTATTTAATCCGTAAAACCAACAATGAGGTGATATAATGTTAAGACCATGCCCGTTTTGTGGGAGTAAAGCAAACCTGTACGAGACAGAAGGGAAAGACTGGGTTGTTGAGTGCACAGGTAGGAAATGCGAAGTATTACTTTTTGA